ATTTAACAATGAAAATGACAGCAGTTCAAATGACTGAAGCTATTGCAGGGGCAGTAGTTAGCGATGTACCGGAAAAAGAAGCTGAAAAGCCAAAAGAATTAGCAGTAGGCTCATTAGTAGTAACTGTTAATCGCGTAGCTGATTGTGAATGCTCTTACATATATCCAAAAACTATTGCAAAAATTCTTCAAAACGACAAAAGCGGTCACAAACCATTGAATGTACGTTTTTGTAATAATGGTTGTACTGTATGGGTAGAAAAACACGATGTTCGCGCTTTAACTGCAGACGAAGAATTGTATGCGGCAGCTCGATTCAGCAATGCAAATAACTACAAGTATGCTACAGTCGATTAACATTCAAACTATACTATTGCTGTTCCTTTTTGGAGCAGCAATAGCTATGCTTGGAATGGCATTTCAGGCATTTATGCGACCTGGCCAAATATTCAATTGGTATGCATTGTGGCTTATTAAGATGGTTGAAAAATCAACAACTAAGCAAATTGTAAAGGTTAAAGTGTGGGACTGTTTTGATGATGCAAGCTGGGAAGATGAAGAAATAAATGCAAAATGGTATTATAGATTAATTGCAAAATTATCTAAGCCATTAGGGCTATGCCCTTATTGCAATACAACATGGATAGCAATAATATTCTATTTGATTTACTTTGGAATATCATTTAATATATTCTTGTTAATAGGAATAGTGTGGTTCTTCGTAAAGATAATAAGTCTATTAGACGACAAATAATCCCTAAAGCGTTAGGGTTTAGTGGTAATAAACCACAAAAGTAGAGGAGCAGAGATATAAGTCCGAAAGCGAAATAATTATTAGCAAGGCAGCCAAAATCTCTGCTCCGTATTTTAAATTGAATATAACAAACTCAATATAAAACAATTAACATTTATCAAAAATGGCAACAGACAATCAAGTCAAGGCAAGAAAGAAAAACTTCTTAAAATTGATTCAGCATGGCTCTATTAGGCTACAAATGAATGGGAGTCTAACTCAAAGAGAGCAGTACCTATTAAAAATAGTTCAATCGGCAGCCGCTGCAGCAAGTGCAGAAAATGATGGGGTTAATGAAATTTGGACAACTGGAAATAACTCTATAATTGCATTAGCAGATATAGGAAGCGACCACTTGTCTAATATAATTAGCTTTATTGAAAGAGGTGGAATGGTTAACAAGGAATTGCAATATGTGCTATTTTGGAAATTTATGATGATTGGTGAACAAGTACGAAGAAAACATAATAAATAAACAATATGGCAGCAAGAAACTTTGAACTAATAACAGTTCTCGAAAAACCAGAGAAAGAAATTGTATATCACAGATTTGTAAAGAAACACATTGCAGCTAAATTGATAATAGCAATTAATCTAATAGATAATTCTGTTAGATATAAAGTGCAATGGAACACCTCAAAATTAAGAGGTAAAAATGAGTACTTAAAGATAAAAGATGCTATAGAATACTATAATACATTGTAACATGTTTATAATTATAATAGGAACTGGGCCTCCAATATTTCATGAGCCAAGAAACTATGAAGAAGAAGTGATAGTTATTGACGATTCAAAGAGAGTTAATTCAACAATCTATGAAATGCAAATAATTAATCGCGAATACGAATTAGTTCTGCGAAATGAGATTCAATCTGAAAAGAAAATAAGCTACCAAAAGATAAATGAAAAGCCGCAATTTTGCAAACCAACATTTAGGATGCATGAATGGAACTTTAAATTCTAATTCAATTCAATGGTAGTAAGAAAATAAAATACCACAAGGACGACTCAAAAAGCAAGCGGCAAAAATATCGTGTATGCAAGAAGAGCGTGCTTGTGGTTGTAAATTCCCCTGACGAGTCTTTGAAAATTAAGACGAAACTATTTATAGCCGGGAAACTATTAATCAATAATATGTATGGAAGAGAAAAAAATTATCCAAATGGGCTCTTGGTTTCTATTAATTATATCATTTATGAGCATGACACTTGTATTGATATTGGGAAAACTAAAAGCATTTGATCTTATTATTATGTCTATCTTTTTATTGACAAATTTTTCATTAGCGGTAATGCTTCTAAGGAATATATTTGAAAAACCATTAAAAAGAAAAACTAGAATAATCGTAATGATATTTTCGGTGTTCATAGTAGCTATGAGCATGAAAATAATGGGAGGCGAACAAATACATATTGTTGACCTATCAATAATTGTAGTAACAACGACATTATTACTGGCTCTAGGCAGGGAAAGTAATAAAAAAACTGCTCAATAAGAGTTCTCTACAAGGGATTTATCCCAAAATCACATGTTAATGCAAGTAGCAGCGTTCTCAATCCTGAGCTACTGTTTAAAAGCGTAGACATTAATTGCCTTATGGTAATTGGTATCAGTTCTTAAGCAAGTGGGAAATGAGTGTCTTGTGATTATTGTACATGATGCAGGGGTTATCATACCTTAAAGCTCTAATCACGGTTTTTCGTCCGTAAAACGAGTGCTATCGCTAAAGTAAGGCGTATTATTCTTAGAAAAGAGCATGCTGCGGTCAATCGCGTAGTGAGCCCACAAAGCTGATTGGTTAAGAACCCGTACGGAATCGTTATCTGTCCATATAGACAAGAACTATATGGCCCTTGGAAGCAGGTCTCTTCGGAGTCGAAAGGGATGGTACGTGAGAATCGTATTAAACTTCATGATTGGTTAAGAACTGCTACCTGTCAGTGATTAGGCAACTGTCATTTCCTATTCGAATAGGTTGGCTAATTAGAGAGGAGTTGGAGAGGAAGTGGTGTCTCGAAAGGATCGAGATAAGTATTTAAATAGCCTTGTGAAATACAAGCAATAAATAGGCGCAAGTGTCCTCTATTTATTCCCGTTATAGCCGGAAATCTTGAGCCATACATATCCAAAGCGAGCAATATCCCTATGGGGACGCCTAAAATAGATATGTATGGCTTAATCGAAAAACAACTAATCATAATCAATATGAACAAAACAACAAAAAAGAAAAAGTATTTACAGATATGTCGTATTCTTGATGAAATAAACCGTCAAGGCAATTTTTGCGATATTAAAATTGAAAACGGAATTACAACTTGTGTTAAAAGCAGAGAATCTCATTCGAAGATACCTGACAACACGCTTTGTTGTACAGGATGCTCAAATCTAACAAAAAATGGATGTAAAGCAAAAAGCATTTCATGTAAATTGAGTTATTGTTATTTCGGATGTGGACCAAGATATTGCGGATTAGTTGAAACTGAAAAGCAAGAAGTATTGGTAGAGAGAAGAGGGAAAGTACGTGAAATTATAATTCAATACGCCAGTAAGCACAGAATACCTATATTTGAAATAAGGGCTTCTATGCGATCTCAATTCAAATTATCAGATAAAACTGGTAAAATTGATTGTGATATATCTGAATTAAGAGGGTTATATAATTGGGACTCTGCAAGATTTATTAACAATAAAACTAAATAGACATGAAAAAGCAGGAAATCAAAAGTATATTTTCGAATTCAATTGAAGGGTGTCAAATAAATTTATCAGCCGCAGAAATGATGTCGTTGAGAGAGCTTAGTCATAAGCTTGAAAAATTATCTATGGATGAAACTGTAGAGGGAAAAAGAAGGTCACTGAGAGATGCATATACATTTTTATCTAAAATCTCAACAGGAATATCTATGGATATTTCAGTAAGAGAAGAATTATTTTGTTTTCATGCATTAAGAGAAAGAAACTAACTATTAATCAATAACAGTATGACAGTAAATCAGAGAAGAATTAAGCGAATGAAGCGCAAGTTAAGAACATTCGTAAGAGAAGCAAAGCTTGAAAACAAGCAAAAAGCAAATGCTCTAAAAAATAATAAGTAAATAAATAAGATTAAACTATCTAAGAGTACTCAGGTAAAAGCAAATTCTAAAAGGAGGTATCCATTGATGTGTGCTAAATACCTAATCATGATTTAGAATCTCTATTTATTTCTTTCCATAATCTACAAAAGTGTATGCTTTAATAGTATTATGGTTCTTGCAAGGGTAACTTTTATAAGTTAAAAGAAGTACAATTAGTGCATTAATTTGCCGCCCTTGTACACGGCCCTATCGTCTATCGGTTAGGACAATAGACCTTCAGTCTAAGAAGCGGGGTTCGATTCCTCGTGGGGCTACAATAAAACATAAATATTCAAAGATTGCCGCGCGGGCTACAAATGAGCAAAATCAATATTTGCAAGAATATTTATAGTTTTTAGCGAGACAGATAGTGGTGTGAAACCACTTTTCACTCTGTCTCGCTTTTTAAAATAAAACCAAACAAAAACAAAAAGATGAAAAAAATATCAGTATCAGACCTAAAAGGAGGTGAGACAATAAGTGTGACAGGGGCGAGAAACAATGGTCTAAAAGATGGAATATATACTGTTAAATCAGTAAATAATCAGTACGCAACGGCATCAGATGAATTCGGAATGGTGTGGACAATCAATCAAGGAACAAATATATCTCTTTACGAATGGGTAGATTTAGTCAAGGTAAAGGAAGATGAACTAGAGAAATTAAATGCCAAGGTAAAGTTAATTCAAAGTCAGATTGACAAATACAAGAAGTATTCGTCAGAAGAAGAATATACTGCTTCTAAGCTAGTTCAAATATTGTCAACAAACAACAAAGATATTTCAGATATTCAAAAAATAGAAGAAATAACAAAGATATTAAAAAGCAGTTCAGAAACAAGCCTGCTTTAAAATAAATCAATTTCAGATTGAAGCAATAGATAATTAAGGACGAAAAATCTAAGAATAGCCTCTTCACTTAAGTGTGAATGTAGCTTAGTGATATAATTATCAATCACATGCAGGTGATTAGTTTGTTAGATGTAAATATGTAAAAAGAGCGTGAAATAGTTTGTAGAGATTGCAATCGTAATACTAATCGAGCCACGTCCTCCCATGTGGAGAAAACTACGTACAAATATTTATTCCACTGCAAGGACTGAAATTGACTTATACAGTATGATACTAACTGCAAATAAGAGTCAAAAATTAAAGCAATGATGCAAGCGCAAATCTTAATCTTCTATTAATGATAGGTGATAGTAAATTAGTCTTCATTGCTTTAACCAAACGCCACTACTTATTGGGATGATAGCCCTAATAAGGAACCGGAAACCAGAAATGGACTGATGAGTTCGAATCTCTAAAGTGGCACAAAATACGGGGATAGAGTGAAATGGATGGGGAAATCTATGCCTAAGGCCGAGAACAGATGATAACTGTTCGCCGACTTGCAAGACTAGGCATACCCTAATCACGTAATCTCACCTGAATGCAAATAAACATAATTGGATTTCGAAAAGCAATTGTAGATATAGGCATTAAAGAAGATTAAAATAGCTAGTTCGACTCTGGCTATCCCCACAATTAAAATAGTTAAAAACAACAAATTCTGTAATCAATATGGGAAACACAATTAGATTAAGAGACAAAACCGGTCCTGGGACAAAGGAGATTATTGCCAAGGAGATAATTGCTATAAAAGGCAAGAAAAAGCCAAAAATGAATCCATTCACTAAAAAGGAAAGGATTTGATATGAAGTGGACAAAAGAAAAATTATTAAATACAGGCGTATTATGTACAAGTGAATTGCATGGAATTAGAAAAAGTATTGCAGTTTCATTCAGATGAAATAAAAAAAGCATGTAATGCAACAAAAATTGAATGTTTAGACAAAGAAGAGTTCAATAATTCAGATGGAGAGTTGCATGAATTTGAAATTGAGGGTCAAATCTTCAGAGTGAAAATAAAAGAAATAGACTAGTCAATGGAAACAAAAATTAACCCAGGAGAAAAAATATCTGTGTCTTTTTCAAAATTAATGGAAGAGCATGGGTGGACTACAGCAAAAAATCCAATTGAAATCGAATGTAATAAGATAGAAATATCAAAAAACAATGAAATTTACGTATTTGAAATGCCCAGAGTAGAATTTAATTCAAAAAACAATTCTGGAGCATATGTAAACTTTCCATTAAGACTGGAAAGAGACGAAATACCAGAAATAGGTAAATCATTTAAATACGATTGGATTTACCGAACGAAATAGACGATCGTACAGCCAGTTAAATCGTCAATTGGTGGATGTCGTTACCAAACGGCCCATGGGGAAAGTGTGTGAACATGAGTACCCTAAACAATAAATTTATTAATCAATAATATAAGATGAAGCAAGAAGATTTTAATCGAGTATCTTTGCACTCAAACGATAGCAGAGAGGAAGTTGTTGCCACAATAAAACTGTTCACTAATTTTACAAATTCAATCAAGGTTGTTGTAAGAATACGCGACATTAAAAAGCAAAAGAAATTACGAAATAAGTTATTGAAAAATTACAGTAATGCTGACTTAAAAGCAATAGTGAATCGCGAGGTTCAGTTATTGGATTTTCATGACAACGATACTATTATTTCAGTAACTGATGGAATTAGGATAGGCTATGCTCTTGTTGATGAAATCAATAGAAGAGTCGGCCTAAAACTATACGAAATATAGCCCGAAAAACCAGCAATGGAATAGGCTGTATCATGGACGAGCAAGACGGGACCTCGAAAGCCCCACCTCCACTAATTAAAAATTAAGAATGAAGACAATTACATGCAATGGAGCTACACTAAAAGAGTCGATACAAAATTTATTTGAAGAAATAAAAAATATTCAAGTAATTTGTGTAGGAGTATATTCTAGTGAAGGTGAAAATAGATTTTATTCTCATTTGTTTTATATTGAACAAAAACCAAAAAATGAAATAAAAACATTTAATGATTTTTGCTCACAAATAAAAAGGATGAAAGGTTTTTCATTTTCAGGGAATAAGATAACAAAAGGGGGTGTATAGTATTGATTGGCGTCAGAATTGGTATAGATAGGACTATATACGCCAATAAATGGCAACAAAACAATTCAATTCAGAAATGAGTATGTTGAACTAGCTTACGCTGGTTAATCATGCTCTAGGGCAGTCGGGCTTCGGGCCTACCCTTCAATGCGGTGACTGCCTACGATTGCAATAAGAAAAGACTACATAAGCATAAAAGTGGTCGGTGGAGGATGAATTCAAATTAGACTAAACAAAAGACTTAGTTGATTATGAAAATATGTAGACGGGAAGGTAGGTGCTAGCAAACCTATCAATGCTAATTTGTGGACACCTAAGAAGGGGTATCTATTTGAACAACTCATAAATCCTGTCTTATTGCAAACTTTATTATCAAAATAAAAAACAATTAAAAAAAAGAGAAATGACAGAATTATTAGTTACATTTTTAGGAGTATATATCGCTATAGTGATATTATACTTAGACCTAACAATATCTTGCCTAAGAATATTGTTCGAGGAAAAGGTATGGGCGTACAAAAACAGAGGTTTTAAGGAAAAAGAAGCAAAGGCGCTTGGACGGACAATGTTCAAGACATGGGCTTTTTTCTTGGCCTTACTAAAACCATTGATACCAGTAGTAAATTACATTTTCTATGTAATAGCAATTGTTGAACTATCTCATAATAAAGATATATTTCAGCGATCGTCAAGCAAAGATACTGCACTGGAGACAATAATAAAGAGAAAGAAATCATTAAACTATTTATTATTTAAAGAAGCAACATAATGGTAGTCTTAGCAACATTTGACCAGGAGAATAAGAATATAAACATTCATAGATTCGATACATATGGTTATAATGATTACTTAGGACTAAACATTTACACATTAAAGGAAAGCAATGACCTTGAAGAATTAGAAAAGATTGAAGGTCTTAAATTATGGAAAAATAATAGGTACACGATTAAGAATGTAAATCTTATAAATGAAAACGAATGGAATCTGTTTTGCAATTTGAAGTCTAATTTAAATTCATTGAATAAGTTTAAGGGTTTTGATGCGTCGTTAAATTTATTATTTTCTATTTTTGAAAGACAAATTAGTAATTCTATTGCTAAGAAGTCATTGCTGAATTTAGCAAGAAATGAGTGTTTTAATCAAAAGTTAAAAGAACAAGATTTAAAAGAATTTATGTTGAACGAATTACCGTTCTAGTGAAATATAAGCAAAGAAACCAAATGTTTTGGCCAATTGAGCTTATATTCTAGCTAAACTATTGCTTACATTGGCATTTGTGAATTCAATTCATAAACGCCTTTAGCATCCATACGAAGTGTTGGCGTATTAAAGATATGCATTAAGCAGATATAAATTTTTTTAATTCTAACATAATCAATATGTATTGGGAAAATAACAAAAATAATCCTGGGTGGTGTCCTATTTGGATGTCAGAGGACGTTAAATATAGAGTTGCAATGCAGATATTGTATCCGCAAAGTCATCATATATTTATGGAATATTGGAGTCGCGCTTGCAAAAGAATATCGCTTGGACTAAGTGATGAAAACTTACCAGATTTATTAATCCTATTTAATTCAAAATATAAGTATGAGTTATGGACATTATTTTTTGGTATGACAAACGAGAAAAGAGCTTCATTAATAAATAAAACCCTGGCTAAAATATCTATGGGTAAATTTTATTGCTCAAACTTGAAGAAAGAATCATTTATTGATATTTGGCGCAATCCAGATATATATAAAGTAATAGAGTGGGATATAACTGCTCCATGGGATTCTGAAAAAAATGAGTATATTGTAGAAAAAGCAAAATACTCAATATGTTATGAACAATTTAGAAATCCAATAAAGACGACTAATAGACCAAAAAGTACTTTGGAGCTAGATAGAGTTTTGAATTTAATGAAAAATGCATGGAAAGTTGATAAAAAAGCTACATATTTAGCAAAAACTGGAAATGAATACTATTTAAATGAATTTGGAAGAGTTAAAATGAGAAGAACAACCCCTAAAATAATTCTAAATGAAAAGAAATGAGGGAAACCCACCAGGAAAACTACGTCCGGTTATGGTGGTAATTAAAGCCGGATAGGCCTTATGCTTGGAATATAGCATAAGGATACAAAAATAACAGTTATGACAAAAGAAGAAACAAAAGAATTTGTCGACTTGGCAAAATCAAACAATCAGAAAGCATTTTTAGTTTTATACAAAGAATACGAGCCAGTTGTAAGGCGATTAGTGCGAAATGTATTTAAAAACAATGAAGATGAAGAAGATATTTCGTCTGAAATAATAGCTAAAATTTTCAGAAATATTCATAAATATTCAAAGGATATTTCGTTCGAGATGTGGGTTAAAAAGGTTACAAACAATGTGATTATTGATAAAATCAGGAGTGGCGCTCTTGAGAATAGCAATATAAGTATTGACGATGATGAGACATTCGAGGTTATTTACACCGATAACTCTAATCCTGAAAAAGACCTTATTAATAAACAATCAAGATCCTCGATAGAGGAGATTATTGATGATATGCCAGAGTCTTCTAGGCGTATTATGGACCTTCGATATGGAAAAGAATATACTTATCAGCAAATTGCAGATGAGTTAAAGGTTTCCATTGGAACTGTAAAAGCGACAATAAGTCGTCAAAGAAAAAAACTAATCAACAATTTCAAAAAAGATGAAGAAGATGTATCAAACATGGGAAATGCTAGTAAGACTAGTGTATCTCCTTAGCTTTTTCGCGGTTGGTTATAGTTCTGCAATAATAGCTTCTGATGAAGTTAAACTAGCAGAGCTGAAGAAAGATGTACTAGCTATATCTGCCTTAGTAACTAATTTAGATGTTGTCTTGCCCGAGAATACCATTAAGTATACTGCAGTCTCAGTGAAGTTGCAGACAAATACGAAAGTGGAGTCCTATTCAAACAGACACTCTATGCTTACCATGACTTTCGTTTCAAGAAGTCATGATAAGTCGCAAGTGATTAATCTTAATGCAAAAGCGCCACCAGGCGAGCACGCAGCAAGATCTGATCTGATAGACATAAATTCTAGCTAACTTTTTGGCCAAAAATTACTGAATTGAATGTCTTAAAAAAATTATTAACTTTTATCAAAAAAGGAGGGAAAAATGAAATTTGAAATGACCGCAAAAGAAATGCTGGAATTTCATTCATTACTAGAGAAACGTTTTTTGAAAGCTAGAAGCTCCAAAGAAAAGGATTTTCTAGAAAAACAAATGGACGCAGTATATCTAGTATTGTCGGCTGCCTTACAATTCACTATTGGAAACAATGTTGAAAATATTGCGAAAGCATTGGCGCCGTCTGAAATAGACAAGGATTTATTATCTCTTGTCGTAGGTCCAGATCGCATGAGAGCGATAACAATGGGAGCTCAACAAGTAATTGAGTTTACCCCGGTGGAAACAATTAATGAACGTGTAACAAAAGATAACTACAAGCAATACCCTGAAAAGAAGCAGCTTGATTTTTTGATGTCACATTCGTTTACAAAAAACATTGCAGAGGCAGTGGAGATATTCAATTCAATGAATAAATCTGCTTTACCAAATGCAAAAGCGTGGATAGCGATCCGCGAAGCGTACAAAAACCATGAACCATTTGAGTTATGGGATAGATACATTGTAAATACGCTATTGAATGATGGCGCACCAAAAGCATTTTTGTCAATTAAGAAGCATTTAAAATCGTGGAGCGATATGGATGTTGCTTTGATTATGAATGATTCTATCAACAGAAGAACGCCTCTTGAAAAAGAAGGTCGCCCTATGATGGTGGTTGATACTCTATCAAAAGTGTCTTCAATGAAAAACTATTACATAAACGACCCTAAAACTATTAGTTTTATAAGCGAGGTGGAAGGTTTGAGTGATAGAACAGCAGTATGCAGAAGAATCGATTCGATTATAAAGCACTGCTCTCCGTTAAAACGAAATGAACTTTTAAAACGAAAAGATTATGAAGAAAAAGGGTATAATTAGTACCATATTATTCTTCATGTCGTTCTCGTTTGGGTTGACAGTAGGAATAGGTGCAAGTAAGCCTGAAAAAGAAGTCTTTGCATACAAAGAGGGAAAAATAATTGAGAAATCAATTGTATTTCAACAAAAACTACTAATTGACATGCCAGAATCTCCTGTTGTTTTGGAGGAGGAAATGCCAGTGGTAGAAGAGTTTGGTCCTGTTGAACTTCGAGAGTTAACAGTAGTAGCTGACAATATTACGCATAATGAAAAATGCGTAGACAGTGACACTGGAGATGAAGAGCAATTAGTTGCTCAAATTGAAGAATTGCCAGTTCCGATAGTATTGCTCGATGTAGCGCCTGGGATGGATATTTCAGAAGTGATAATGCTAATATAAAATACAAGAATATGACAAACATAGAAATTGTAAATTCTATGCTTAGTATTTCTAAGCGAATTAAACCGTATATATACGTAAGAGGCCAGTTGGAAACACTCTATCAAGTAGAAATTACCTACATTAAAGAAGAAGAGGTTTCAGTCAACATGAAAAAGGCAATTGATAGCTTGGCTATAAAAATAAAATTAGCAAAATCAAGAATATTTGAACTTTACAGGAAATTGGACGGTTATAAAGACTCGTTCAATAATATTGACTATATCAGTTCTTCTGATGTAGAAGATGGATATATCCCTGTAGATAACGGAAACATGTATCTTAAGTTAGATGACGGACAATTTGTCCTTGTTGAAACAAAAGATAACTAAATTATCCTATGTTGAAAAATAGGAGAGCGCAGCCAATGCATGGCGCTATATAAAACGGTTAACATGCGCGTCATCGCTAAGCTGTAGTGGACGATAAAACTACTGATAAGATTGCAGAAATGTAATTGGGCTAGACAAGAACAAAAGCTTGTCGAACAGTATTCCTAAAACCAATCGGCAAAATTGGCTTAAAGACCGCAGTATGAGATGGACTGCAATACTAAATAGAGTGTAATCAAATACATATTAACAATTAAAGTTTAAGTTAGGATCCGAAGCAATGCGCAACATGGGGTTGCGAGCAGCACAGTAGGAATAAATCTGCCTATTAGACAAAAAATCGTTATGAAATAATATTTCTGAGTTCGAATCTCAGTCCTGAATGCGAAGTAGGGATGGTGGAAATGGAAGACACGGGCACTTTGGTGTCATTTTATTATTAGTAATGCGCGAGTTCAGCGACATGGAGCAGTCACGAGCCAAGTGAAATAACAAGCAGGCGAACTAGTTTAAAGGTCGATAAAAAACAGGAGTTGGATTTAACCATGCAATGAACGCAAGTAGTTGAGAGGGAAAAGCCGGGTAAAAAGAATTTTAAACAAAACCGAGGGGAAGACGTCCGTAAAACACCCTGATCCTTAGATGGAGAGATGCGAATTTATGCGGTAATGCAAGTCAGCTAAAATAATGACATAATATTCAGTTGTAGGCTTTGGAACCGCGCTGAAAAATACAGAAAAATTGTATGCACTAGTAGTGAAATCTTCGGAGTAAGTAGCGAATGTAATTACACGCACAGTCAAGTGTGCACAATCTATAGAGGGTAAAATATAGAAAACTGAGACGGCTAGTAGTATTTGGAATAATACGTGACCCCCTGAATGGTCTTAGCGCAATCGACGTGTTCGAGTTTAACTGATTTATAACACGGAAACAATCATGGAAACAGTTAATGCCGTCCTGCAGGCTAAAATATGCATAACGAAATTGTTACTCTAGGGACGAGAAAAAAAATCCCCGCTGCTATAGCGTGTATAGCGTCAGATGTCCTAGCCAGACATCAAGCAAATCTTATTTGAATTTCGTAGTACTACCCTGTCTCGGTAAGTATGAGTCCTGCAATCAATACGCAGAAAATAAGTCAGTGGATGGTCAAACACTGTAAAAAACCATAAATTGAATTCAATATTACGAGTCGTGAATCCTTGGACCAACTACCGAATACATAAGGTACTGCAAGCCAAGCAGAACACATGAAAGCAAGCCTACCAATCTGTCCAAAGGAGCGGCGGTACACCAATGAAAGTAAAAGTGAATTCATAGCCTTTGCGAGTAATCCTTGCCTGATGTAATAAAAGTAGTCACACGATAGTAGTCTACATACCAGCGCAATTAAAATTATCGGTCAGCTGGCCCGATAGAAAACAATAGATCTAGATGGAATCAAATCCATTGATGCGTGCACTTCAAGGGGCACTACAAGACTTAGGACACCCTATCACATTAGAATAGAAGGAACTAGATGAGAGTCGCTATAAGATCAATTATGATTTAGGCAATTTCCAAACAGGAAACATTCCTATATACATTCCTTTATTATGGTACTGGCTCGGGACAAATCCGAGAAAAAATGCTATAGAACGCAGGCAACTAGCCATTGCAATACTTCTATCCCAACCATATTTCCCCGCGATGCCGAGATATAGAGGCAAATGTTGAAGAAATCTCAAATTTGCATATATGTATATAAAAGCAACAACGTATTTTAAGGCGTTTTAAGCCATCCTGATTTTGGAGTAGTACAGAACTACATTTCCTGCAAGAAAGTGTCTGTATGAGCCTCTAAATGGCCTTATTTCGCATTTACATATAAATATTGTCTGAGTGGCTATGGCTATACCGAAAACGATGCACTCCAGCATTGCAGAGTAAGTATATAAGTTATCCGGAGCAGGTGAAGATCCTGTACGTTATCGTAATTAACGTGACTATTTTCTTTAAAAATATTAAGTACCTTAGGTGTGCCAATGCAGGGTCTAGTACCGTGTGGAACAACTAGCATTGAAGGAGTCTGGGAAAAATATTTTTACCCTATAAATGGATTCCCTTGAGTTATGTAATCCTTTCAGGCGCACCATTGGGAATAAAAGTTATCAAAACAAGTAAAAATCAATTTTAAAAAAGGAGGTAAAAATGCACCCAAATAAAAAAGTAAGTCCAAAAGTATTAATCGGTCAATTTTATGGCCAGCACTTACACACGTTTAAAACCGTAGATGTGGATGACAACCACAAAAATAAATCAGAAGATGTTCGTATTGCTAAACCAGCAGTTCTTACAACAATTGAATCTGTTCGCGTTAAGTCTATTCGCGAGTTGGACCTCACTGGAGGTATCCGGGTCACAGCAATTAACGGAGATGCAAACGCTCCATTGAAGCTAAACGATCAACAGATCGAGTCAATCATCAAAAAATCTTCACAATACGAAGGTGAGACTGATGGAGTTCGTAATATTTTCGGCAACTACGTTGTAGCTAACGAAATCGCAAATTCTGCAAACGATGGAGAAATCGTACGTTTGACAATTATTCGCGAAGATGTTGACGCTCAAATTGCAGCCTTGAAAGCAGCAAAAGAAGCAAACAACCGGGCCGCAGCTCAATTCGAGTCTGAAAACGAGTAATCTCGTAGAAAGGAGTCGACATGAAGCTAGGAGAAGTAGAAAAAGCATTGCTGACAATCCTCATAGGGGAGTTGTCGGTATACGATAGCAAAGTACTTGTTCTTGACGATGGAAGCATAATAATGGCTACTAGCCGTATTAAAATACTAAATCTAACTCAACCACGTAAGGATTTCCTTACTGTGGTACAAGACATCTTGGCAAAACTCGATGTTGAAAAGAAAGATTTGGTATATGCTTCTAGTCTTTGCGCTAAATCAATAGCAGTATTATTTGCCACAAACGACCGAAATTCGGTCATCCGTCTTTTATTCTCAGCTTATTTAAGCGACGAAGACCCAGAATTACCAGACGACGGTGAGGATGAGGTAAATCTTAGGATAAAAGACAAAAAGGGAGGAAAGTCCCGAATTTTTAGATATCAGAAAGGATTAAGCTTCGCTGAAATCATTGCTGATAGAATTCATAATGGCAATCACCTTGTCATTATCGAAAACGAGGAATAGCGTATTCAAAAAAAATTACAGTTGGGTAACTCCGTCAAACTACATGTATTGCTATTGGGTAACTCCATAAAAGATAGCATGCGTGTAGTCTGTATAAAATAAGGGGATGCAACTATGGCAGGTTTATAATTCGAGCCTGAGTTAGTGGGCTATTTGGTTCAAATCCAAAATCCTTACGATTTCCAGTCTATGATTTTAATTAATCAATAAAAAATTATCAAAATCATATGAAAACAAACGAATTAATTTCAAAACGCGAGTCGCTAATAAGTGACATTAAAAAAAATTGGGAACGTATATATGCGTTCAATCAAGTTGACAAATCAAAATCACACTACAATGTTGATGCCTTAATGAAAACAATCATTTCGGATTCAATTAAATTAGTAGGCATAAAAGTTGCTATTCAAGCAGCTAATATGGGCTTAAAGAAAATTGAAGACTTGCCAGAGGATTGTATATATCCAACCATTTTCGCATTGCAACAGCTTAAAGAACAAAAAGTAAAACTATTGGGCCTTAAGAAGTACACAACAAACGGCGTTATTTCTAAAAAGAAAATCGATGGTGATCTTCAGGAAATAAATGTTGAGATAGATAAACTATCTGAAATGATTGACAACTTCAATAAGGATACCGATTTCAAATTTGAAGAATAACCATGGTATACTTAGTAGAAAAAGGAGTTGAGAACAGCCTAGTAATAGACATAGTAAACAGGATGTCTGATATGACTGGAGTAATTCCAATCGTTACTGACTTTGAATATTATTCAAAAAGAATAATAAAAGCTACAGCCCTTGAAAGAATTAGAAGAAATAATTTTAGTTCAACAGGAGTAGATTCATTTAAGTACGAATGCTCAAGACACAATATAGAGGTGTTAAAACACAAATGTATTGGCGATGATTTAATAAAATTTGGGTCAAAAGAAGATAACGTGGAATTAAAAAACATATTGTCATTGCTTGGGCCAGAAAGAGTTGTATCATCTATTTTTAACAGAGATTGCATGTCCTCTTACTTTAGAGGTGTAAAAGAGCAAATCTATGTTGTAATTAACACAACAGAAGATTTAGTAAAATATTTTCTAGCAGATTGCTCTCATACAGCCAAAATGATATCAAATTCAAAAGAAGAGAAATTATTTGGCCTTGAAAACATTTCAATCGCAGGATTAAATCTTAATCAGATAATAGAGAAGTTCGTAGAAAAAGACTCTGTATTAACGAAAGATGCATTAATACTTGCTTTGGAAAAAGCAGAAAAGACAAAAAAGTTTATTACCTTTGAAACTGAAAAGTTTGATGAGTTAGTAAAAGAGAGCGAAGCTCTTAAAGAAAGCGGTTCTGCTGAGGCAGGACAAGAATCAATATCAAATGAAGCAATTCCTGAAGCAATAGAATTTGACTTCGTCTTGTAAAAGAAATTAATGGTCCTATTATTTTTGTGACAAAAAATCAATAGTTGGGTTCGAGTCCCTAATTTCAACAAAAAAAATAAGTATGTATGAATAGCCTAAATCTACACAGATTGAACTTTAACCGTTCAAGTGAGGGTACGAGAGTAGAAAATATACTTATTTAAAAATAAAAACAATAAAATAATCTGAGCCATGCCAGTAATATAAGATGTGCACATGACCTTGAACTTATATATTTTATTGTTTCCCATACAAATCAATTCAAATATATCCAAATAGTACAGATTTTTTAAACACAATAAAAAACATACTATGCTGGTAGAACTAGATTTGCTGGAGGCTAAACGCCTCAAATTAACAATCAACCAGTTTCTATTAATTAGGCTAGTTATCGATAAAATTAATATCGCACCGATAAAAGAAACACTAAACATAAGTGGTTCAGATATTGATAAACTAATTAGCTTAAACATATTTACAAAAGATTCTTTATTCACTCCAACCTTATCAAGACTAAAATTGACTCCAGAAATGGAAAAGGCCATCGGAACAAAAGATTTTTTCAGTGAATTTTACGACTCATACCCAGTATACTCGATTCGAACAGACGGATCTAGAGATTACTTAAGAAGCGATGTAAATAGAGCACGTGTTGTCTATAATAAATTAGTAGGCAAAAGCGAAACTAAGCACAACGAAGTGATGACAGCCCTAAAGGCTGAGCTAGCAGAAAAAAGAGCTTCAAACAAAATGAGTTATATGAAAAGAATGTATAAATGGTTAACCTCAGAAGAATATTTAGTTTATTTGGAAAAATCCAAAGCTATTATTTATTCAGACGAGCCAAAAACAATTTCCTATGGAACCGAAGTTGTTTAACCAACCAAAAATACTTGAATTCAAGCACATATCAAGTGCTACGAGTGATATAGTAAAATACATTAATGACAGAAGAAGATTTATTGTAAGATCATTGCGAACCAGATGGGATAAATTCAATAAGCTAGCAATGGGCGGAATTGAACCAAATGCAGTATATACTATAGCAGGTATATCTGGAAGCGGTAAATCATCATTTGTAAATACATTAGAAACAGACATTATAGATTTAAATAAAGATGAAGCAGTTGTTGTTTTAAGCTTTAGCTTTGAAATGATTTCAGCTAAGCAAATCGGTAGAAAACTCTCTTATAAATTAAGAAAAACTACTTCTGAGTTGTACTCGGCATCGGATAAAGGAGCTATATCCGACGATGAATTTAGCGAGATAGAATCAAAGGCTCGAACAATAAAGGACTATCCAGTATATTATGTGGATAATCCCGGAACTGTAAACGAAATAAAAGCTACAATAGAATTTTTCCAAAAAACAATAGCCAAAGATAAATGGCTTGTAGTGATTATAGATCACACTTTATTGGTAAGGGGAAATTCAAACTCGGATTCTGAAAGATCTGTAATAGTGGAACTAGAAAAGGAATTAATAGCTTTAAAGAAAATTGGCAAAACGTCAATTATTCAAATAGCACAAATGAATAGAAATATTGAAGCGCCAGAAAGGATTAACAACCCTTCATTGCATTATCCTCAAAGAAGTGATATTGCCTCATCTGATGCTGTGTTTCAAGCAAGCGACTATGTTATAATTATTCATAGACCGGAAATCTTAGGCATATTGACGTATGGATACGAGAATCTGCCAACAAAAGACATGGTGTACTTGCACTTCACTAAAAATAGGGAAGGAGACTCTAAAATATTAAGATTCATTAATGATTTAAAGCATAATAACTTAATAGAACCAAAACAAACGACCGTCGAAAATGACAGTCAATTAAAATTAGATATAAAAAATTAAAAACGTTCATTTTATGAAAGATACATTTAAATTTGCAGTAGAATTGCCAACTTTGGCTAACGATCCACGTGGTTTTTACAAAAAAGGTTTGGTAGATATCCTTACAAAACGATATACTAACTTGACAGTAGCAGGCCTTGATAATCCTGATGTAAAACGTGGCATTCAATACGCAGGCGCAGGCAGCTTATTGACATTCGGCACTGCAAAAAATCACGATGTAAATTGGGTAGAACGTCCTGATTACGCCCGTGAAAAAGGATACAAGCCCGTATATGACTTAATCAAAGATTGGTCTACAATTGTATCAAAAATCTCTGCATTTTCCGCAGAAAAAGCTCGCATTGAAGAAGAAGCTCGTCGTGCAGAATTTGCTCGTGCAAATGCTTATCGTATGAGTTATGTATATACTCGTCCAGCAACAACTGACGCTCTTTATGTGACTTATGTTGACGGTATCAAAGTTCAAGTATTTAGCAACTTCATCAAAGTTGGTTATAGCATAATCCCTACAACTACTATTGGTGCTGCTTCTATCTACGGATTGAACCGTTCTGAAATCAATGCTGTAAATTACTTAATTTATAACGTAATTCGCTAATAAAACCGCGCAATTCAAATAAATTCAAATAAATTCAAATACATTCAAATCTTTTTTATGCGTAGAAAAATAATCAAAAAATGATTACATTACCTACAATTAAACAAAAACCAACAAGCAGTAATCCTAAGTTCTTCATTTATTTTGGGAAACCAAAAGCGGGGAAATCAGAAGTCGCATCTAGATTAGAAGGCAATTTAATAATTGACTTAGAAGATGGATATGATTATATAGAAGCGTTAGTAGTAAAAGCAAAATCAGTTTCAGATTTATCTGAGATTGCATTAAGCATTAAGACTAAAAACGAAGAAGTAAAAGGATATGCATATCAATATATAACTATAGATAATGCAACTAAGCTAGAGGATATAGTTTTAGATTTAGCTCTTAAACTATATAAAGATACTCCAATGGGCAAAACCTATACTGGAGATGTCAGAAAGCTTCCAAATGGAGGCGGATACCTTTATCTTAGAGAAGCATTTTTTAAAGTTATAGATATGTTTAGGACGCTAACTCCTCACTTAATTCTAGTTGCCCACGTAAAAGATACGTTGATTAACAAAGAAGGAAAAGAGTTGTCAGAAATGTCAATAGACTTATCAGGAAAAACTGCTAGATTGGTAGCCGCAGATGCAGACGCAATAGCGTATTGTTATCGCGTTAAAAATCAGACAATTTTCAATTTCAATGGAGGAGGAGACTTTATTGTGGAAGCAAGACAGGCTCACTTACGTGGAAAAGAAATTGTTGTGGCAGAGAGTGATGATGAGGGCAGAATTACTGCTCATTGGGATAGAATATATATAAAAGATTGAATATGATATTTAATACAAGTATCGGTTTTAACGTTGAAACTAAAGACGTTAAATACCTAGATGCAGGGATACATGAGAATGTGGACCTTGTATCGGCGAAACAAGACAGATCGACTAACGGAAACGAATACATTGAGATCTTGTTCGAAAGAGATGGAGCTAAAGTAAGTCAAACTGAATATGAACCAAAGAAATTTGGTGATGAATCAGATGAATCATTACAAGCAAAGGCTGATGGCCAGGTAAAAAGGATTATGCAAATCCTTAAGTGTTTTTATCCTAAAGAAGTATTAGTATTTACAGGTGACTCGTTCGCAGGTTTTGCTGCATGGGTGGTTGCGTTAATTAATAACGCTCCAAAGACCAAAGTGCGTCTTAAGGTAGTATATGGAAATAACGGTTTTACCGGACTTCCAAGATATTATAAATACACATTTATTGAGCCTATGACGATTAGCTCGTCGGATTCAAAAATTAGCCAATTATCTATTGATAAGTTTGAAAGACAAGTTCTTGATACCGAGCCAGAAGCTGAAACTTCTGCAAGCGTGTTTGGAGCAACGCCAAAAACAGCAACAGTAGAAGATTCTCCATTCTAAATAAAAAGTAAAAATGCTTTATGATACAAAAAAACATATAAGCGATACCGAGTCTAAGAGCATGATAACGAAAAGTGATGTACTTGAAATAGTGTCAGAATATGACATTTTTAGAAAGTATATAGGAGATATAAGAGTCGGACAGACAATTAAATCTCCTCTCAGAGAAGACTCAAATCCGTCATTTGGCATTTTTGTAAGCAATAGGGATAACGCTCTATTATATAAAGACTTAGCCAATGGCGATTGCGGAGACGCATTTAAATTTGTAAAAAACCTTTTCGGTCTACGAAAGTATAGTGAAGTGATGAGCCAGATTATTAGTGACTTTAATGTCGGATATAAGATGAGCAATAAGCCTAGTAGCAAATATACATTCGTTAGCAGGAAGAAGCAGATATCTGTAAAAAGAAAAGCAATGACAGCTCAAGACCTTGCGTTTTGGGCTGAATTTGGAATATCTGAAAAAACACTTTCCACTTATCGAGTTAACGCGATATCTCTGTACTCAGTAGATGGAGAGATAAAGGCAACTTATACGAAAGAAGATCCAATTTATTCGTATAAGGTATTTGACAAATTTAAAATCTACAGACCACTTGGAAAAAAGATAAACAAATGGAGGGGCAATTTATCGTCATTAGATATAATGGGATATGAGCAACTTCCAGAAGGCGGGGATGTGCTTATTATAACTAAATCACTGAAAGACGTAATGGTTTTACATGAATTAGGATATAATGCAATTTCTCCGCCAAGTGAATCTACAATGATTCCGGAGATTGTTTTAAACAAACTCAAAGAGAGGTTTAAAAAAATAGTTATTTTTTATGATAGAGATAGAACTGGTGTCCAGTTTACAAGAAAAATAGTAAGCAAATATAGCTTCGATTTCTTGTTCATTAATAAAAAATACAAAACAAAGGATATTAGTGATTTCGCAAAAAAGTTTAGTCTCAAAGAGGCCGAGCTTTTTATGAAGTCAAAAATATCAATCCAATAACAAACTGGAAGTCTATTAGCGCGGTGGGAGTGCGCGGATAAATCCGAGGTCACAGGTTCGAGTCCTGTATAGACAACAATTAAAATTAATAAAAATGATAAAGATACCAACTAGTAAAAATATATTTGGCAGTAGAGCGGCGACAATGAAAGCAGCTGAACTTGATTTGTCTGAATATATTGCATTTTCAGTAAAAACTGGATTAAAATGCAAGATAATGAATGGTAGCGTTTGCGATGTAAATGGTGTTCCATTCCAAAACAAGTCACTACAAGATGAGGCCTCTTTTTTTACAGAAAGGGTGTCTAACTCAAAAACAGTCGTATTAGGGACAATAGTTCCAGCAAGTGCCATAACGTATTCATTTTCAGACATAGCCGAAATAGAGGCTGCAATGAACTCAAATGCGAAGAGACATGCAGATGTTTCAAAGTCATACTCAATAGAGATTTATGATTTTTCATTTGAATTAGAGCCAGAAACAATTTCATACGGAACAAAAAGAATGATGTTGTATTCGATGTCAAGATCGAGCACAAATGAAGGGTTTATTTACACTTCAACTTCGATATTTGGAGAGAGCCTTACAAAGGAGTCATTCACGGCATTTATGCTTACAAATGCGTATTCTGGAAAGAAAACTGCTTTATATCAGAGAATGTCTTCTGATACGTCAAAAAAATTTGCAGAAAGATTTATAATAAATCCATTTGAGGTTTTATCAAGGCCTATTATTGGGTATGATAAATTTTCTGGAACAACTGATTTCCAAGAAAGAACAAAGGTCATAACAGTTTCATTTGATACTTATGAATTAAAAATTCCAATGATAAGAGTATCTAAGAAATGGGCAAGATATTTACTGATGCTATTAGATGAAAAAATAATAACATCATTCACGTTTAAAGCAATATTTGATATTAACGAAAATAAATATAAATGTGCAGTAGTATTATAACAATGCAACATATCAACGAACAACTGTTGATTGCAAGAGAATTTAGCGCTGTTATTCGCAATATGGGAATTTATGGATTTTATAAATCAAAAGATAAAATCATAGAAGAGAATAAGGCTAAAAAGAAGCATAATCATGTTGTTTTTTTAACAAAATTGTTTAGCTTTCTTGATAAAATAAATGTATATACAGAGAATGTTGTAAATGACTATTATAAAAGTGATAATAAATCACTAGAATTAGTTCTTTCTAATAATTTTTCTAATCTATTATTATCATATAAAAATGATTACATATCAAAAAAACTAAAAAATGGAGCTATAAAAACAAGGTATATTAAATCTTCGAATTTAAATTTCTTTGATTATATATCTGATTCTGATTCGTCAAAAATAACAGCAATATCTAAGTCTAAGTTTTCGGCATTAATCTTTTCTTCATTAATACATGAGTTTGGAGAGATGACTACGAACTTAAACAGGATAGCTTCTTGTTTCGCAAATAAAATTTATTCTGACTCTACAGAGAAGAAAGAAATTAGATTCTATGAGATATTAAGTGATGAAATGATAGATATTATGATTATTAGACACATGATATCCTACATGGACCCATTTCGCTCAAGTATTATAGGTACGACAATATCTAAATCAAAGACAAAGAAAATAGCAAAACAAGTATCAGAAAGATATTATGCTTCATATTCAAAGAATCATGGAGATAAAATAGCTATAAAACTTAAAGAATTCGAAGTTATATTAACGTATATAGATGAGTATTTAAAAAATACCGCTATATTCACAGAAAATATATTTAAAAAAGAAGTAAAGCAAAAGTTCTTTTCTGAATATTCTATATCAAATATAATATCGAATACATTTGATTTTATGGAGAATAACCTAGAATATTTTTTAAAAAATACCGAAGTAAGAGAAAAAACGGAATTAAACACATATACCGGCAATCAAATTGTCGTAAAATATAGAGCTCCAATTGAATCGAAATGCAGTGATATTGATTATTGCAATAAGATAATTGAAGTTGTTTCTGAGACGAATAAATTTATCGAAAAAATTAATGAAAAGATTGAATTAGATAAGAAAGCGTTAGCAGAAAGAAATAATGTAAAAAACATAATTGTAGAAGGAGATGATATAATCAAATATTACAATAGCTCTTCTTATAGTGCATCGTATGGCGGCACATTATGGAACTCATGTATGAGATATCCAGAGCAAAAGGAGAAAATTATGTTTTATGCAAAAAACAAAGAACTTGTTAAGTTGTATATACGGCTTGACGAGGATCTAACAAAAATTAAAGGTCGCGCATTAATTTGGTTTGATAAAGAAACAAAGAAAATGTACGCAGACAGACTTTACTACACCGATAGCAGTACGTATAATTCAATGGTAGCATATCTACAAGGTCTTAAGAATTGTAATCTTGTTCATTCAAATGAATCAGGAATAGCAGGACACCTTAGAAGCGGCTTCCCAAAAATTAAAATTTCAAATTTAAACGCAGCCCTAGAGATGCCTTATTTTGACAGTTTAAGCACTGTTCTTGTAAATAAAGACGGTTTAGCTGTAGCAACTTCATCTGCAGTTGGAAAAAACGATATTTCACTTCCAATTGGAGCTATAAATATCAATAGTCCAGAATTATACATAGAGGCCGCAAAACAACGCACATGTAAGATTTGTGGAGCCGTACTGAGCAGTAAGAGTAATTTAACTGAATTGGAATTAGGCGCTGTATGTAATAGGCATATTAAATTAATGACTGACAACAAGGTTATTATTATAAATTCAGGAGGCCTGCAGACAGAAGACGGGACTATGCTTAAAGGACCAGTTACAAAAGATTTTTTGTCGACAGGAACTCGTGGAAAATATGAATTTAATTCAAAGTTAAATTTTATTAAAATGGATACTTCATTCGGAGAATTGCAATATAGAATTCATGAATTTTTATTTTCTCACAATTGCGATGTTTCTTACAGGCCTTGTATTTATGGAGCTACGACCATATCAGATGCTGAGAAAATTTATTATGACGAAACGTGTACAACCATGTCGTTGCAATTATTGAAATCAAAACTAACAGTAGTTGTTCCAAAAAATCCAACAGAAATTGAAATTAAAGCGATAGAGCAACTGTCTATAATTGGTCCGATTTTAGAGTCTAATCTATATAATGCAAACAGAAAGGCTATTATAAAGCTTGCAGAAAAGAATATCGATAAGTACGTTGCAAAAGTAATGTTATTGTCTGGGTATACTGCAAAAGAGCTGTCTGTATCGAAAGAAGCAATTCTCTCTACAAGAGGAAGATATGAAAATGAAATATTGGCACTTCAAAAAGAAATAGCGAACTCTTCTGATTATACATTGAAAACTGTATCTTCTTTGTCTATGATAAATGAAGAATTATATTTTTCATTCAAATATAGAGCGCTATTAATCAAATTAAAAGATTTAGTACAAGAATGATAAACAAAGATTTATTAATAAAAGTATTATCAATACAGTCAACCGTAAAGGAAGACAAGTTGATAAACGAATTCATAGAGAAGTATCTGTCAAAGATAGATGGAGTATCTATTGAAAAAGATTCATTTGGAAACATTTATGCTACTAAAGGATCTGGAGAGAATGGATATAAATGTATAGTGTCTCACACAGATACAGTCCATCAGATGTGCAAAAACAGAAAAATATATATATTTGAAGACACTTTATTTGCGATAGCAGAAAAAGAGAGAACCGCATACAATCAATCTGATATTTGCCAAGTTGGCGTTGGAGGAGATGATAAATGCGGAGTATACGCTTGTCTTCAAGCTATGTCAGATTTTGATAATATTAAATCTGTATTTTTCAGATTTGAGGAAACAGGATGCAACGGATCTTCTGCTGCAAACATGAAGTTCTTCAAAGACTGTAACATGGTATTGCAATTGGACAGAAAGGGTTCGTCTGATTTTATTACACATACAAATGGGTTAACCATTGCAAGTGATAAATTCAAAAAGGATTCAAGCGAAATTTATACAAAATATGGATTTTCTCCAAATTACGGCACATCGACAGATGTTGGTGCGCTAAAAAGAAATGGGCTTGAAGTTTCTGCAGCCAATATATCTTCTGGTTATTTTGAACCACACAGTGGGTTCGAAACAGTAAATATCAAAGTATTGGATAATACATATCTTATGATATCTGATATTTTCAATACAATGGGAAATACAAGATATGATCACAAGAAAGAAGTAGTGACATATATCCCTTCGAGTAGGTATGCGCTTCCAGCAGGAAAATCTAAACGCAAAAATAAGGTATTAGAATCGAATTTCTTTACTAGAACATTGCTGAAGATGAATGCCGTAGAGGTTTCAGGAAAAGAACAGTCGTTAATGTTTGAGGAAATATTGGAGAGCGGATACTATAATTTAATCAGAGATGAATATATTGAAGTAGAAAAAGCTGTATGTCCAGAATGCGGAAAAATAGGCGATATAGCCTATATGACTTACGATAACTTCACTTTCTGCAACGAAAAAGAATGCAATGCGGAAATAGAAGACGACGGTGAGATAATTAAAAATATCGAACTAGAAGATAACGGAACAATATATGTTTTGTGTAGACTATATAACAGATGGATTAAAAAATCTGATGCTGTTTATGTAGAAAGTATAGAATCATATATCAAAAAATAACAACTCCGAATACTCGCAATATTTGGAAGCGGGCAGAGAAATCTGCTCGCAACTTATTTAATTATAGAAGGAATGAAATGAGTGTTAGTGAAATATTTAGAGGAATTAGCCCTGGAACCATGCTTTTTGGAACAATAAATGGATATGCAGGATGTATATATGAGCATAAGCCTGGTACTTTTATTGTTTGTACTAATCAATATAATGGTACAGTAGGAGATAAGAATATAAATGCATCAACAGGGTATTCTGGATTTGTCTCAATTGGCGGATCGTTCAGTGGGTTTATACCGAATTGGAACACAAAAACTGCTGAAAAGCAACCTCAAAAAACAGATGTTATTAAGATCACAATAATTGAATTTGAAACATTTGAAAAAGTAAATCAAAATTTTTAAAATTATGTCAGAAAAAAAAGAAGTAACTTTATTTAAAAAGTTCTATAACATGACTGAAGATGTCATGAAAAAGTTGAAAGAGCCATTAGTAGAAAGAGCGTTTAAACGCAAATTTCAATCGTCTTATGACTCGCTGGAAGATGCCATTATTGAATCTGAAAATGATTTCAATAAAGCAATGGAGAATATTGAAAATGTTGATTTGAACAAATTACTTCAAATTCGAAACAAAAAAAGAAATGCAATTAAAACTAAGGAAGAGATTACAGTAATGTATGAAGAATTCTTTGGTGAAAAAATGGCAGCGTAATTATGACAATGGATATAACTATCCCTTATTATGATGACAATTCACGTATCTCAAGAAGTGGTCTTAAGCGATTTGAAATATCGCCTAAAGACTACCGAGATATGTTAGATGGGAAAGACGGGGGATTAAAAGGAAAGTATATAGATAAGGGCATAATGACTCATATGTATCTACTACAGCAGGAGGAGTTCAAGAAAGAATACAAGGTATTAACTTTTGAAACACCAAGCTCTGCGCAACAAAAGAAATTCTGTCAAGACTATATTAATAGCAAGGCCGAGAAGCCTATTTTAAAGGCCTTAGAGGCATTTAAAAATAACTATAGTACTACAGGTAAGAAAGACGAAGAAAGTGCCGCTAAGGGGCTAGAAATGGCCTTAAAATTGAAGCAGTACATTAAGTTCTTGAGGTCAGAGTCAAATTCAGTGAAAACGATGAGTTGGGCTGAGTTAAATGGTCTTAAAATAACAAAAGAAAACGTGTTATTACACAAAAAAGCCAAAGAATTGCTATTTAGAGAAGACTCTGATAAATTCTGGGCTAAAAACGAATTCCATATAAACTGGGAGTATAAGTTAGAAGACAACATAGTATACCAATGCAAATCATTAATTGACAGATTAACTGTTGATGAAGAAAATAAAGTGATTCAACTAATAGACATAAAGACCACTGTAGACACCTCAAACTTTAAAAAATCGTTTGTAGAGTATGAATATGCAGGTCAAATGGCTTTTTACTGGATGGCTATAATTTGGTATATGAAAAACATAAAAGAAGTCGACCTTTCTGATTGGTCGTTTGAGACGTACATAGTTGCAATCAAAAATAATAGTCCATATGACTGTAGAGTTTTCTCTGTAAGTCCTGAATTATTAGAACCAGAAATACCAAGAATAAATAAAACTATCTCAGAAATACATTGGCATACAGTCAATAATTTATGGGATTATAGGAGAGAATATTATGAAAATGATGGAATTGAAACAATTTCCTGATGGTCTTAATCTATCTTTTTATTTATTATTGCCGCTAATATTTGATAAATATGCAGATTGGTGGTCTTTGCTTAAAAATGACTGCCACGCTGTCTATAATGGGTATATTTATGATTTAAATACACCTGATATAGAAAACTCATTTAAAGTTGCAATTAATACGGAGATGTCCAGTAGATTAAAGATTGACCAATTTGAGGAAAACGAAAATTTTAAATCAAAATATTCTGCTAGATTTTCTGATAAAGAAAATGAGCCTACATTTTTAGATGTATACTCATTCTCTATAATAGAAAAATATATTGAAACCTATGAGAAAGTTAAGCTAAACAAGTACTTCGAAATTGATGTAGAAATAAAAAAGAAGATATTAAGCTTTTGGAATTCAACATTTAATTCGAATCTCTATAATGCCTTAATGGTATCTGCTATAGAGCCTATTAAAACGTCTAATGATGTATTGCAATTGAAAGATAAGAAGTTTGATTTAGCAACAGCATATATTGATGAATTTGATAGCGCTTTAATTGATTCTCTAAAAGGTATCAAGTTGGCTTAAAATAAAAAAAGACTATTACTGATTTTACTCAATAGTAGTCTTTTTTTTGTCTTGTTGCTAGTTATATTGTTGTAACCGCAAAATTAATAACCGTATTCTCTTTTTATAGAATCCCGAATGTGTTCAGATTTTTTTCTCATTCTTTTTATTTCTTCAGGATCTACGCCTGCATCTCTTAGCATATTTTCTTTGTCTTGTTTCTTTTGAAGCAATTGCTTAGATTTCTCTCTAGCTCTTGCATTCCAGTTTTCAGGCCAAATAAAATCTCTAACCCTACTATATGGTATAAACATACTTTCATTTAGAAACGCATCATCTTTCTTAAAGTTGGGATTTCCAATGTATGGTTGATATTGCTTAGCTATAGGTATGATTTTCAATAATGATTTATCTATCTTCCTAAAGCCTTCATAGTGTCCGGTTCTAACTATGTCTCCATAAGAACCATCTCCAACCATATCTAATATCTCTCTGCCTTGTGTAATTATACCTATAGTACCAAATGGTTCTTTCTGCAGATTATAAACATCGGATGGAGACATCATGGCACCAACCTCCATAGTAACACGAGCCATCAATAAATATATTAACATCTCCCATGACTCTTTTATCTTATCATCATCGTCCCCGATTGCGTACTTGCTAAATATAGTTGCTGCAGCAGACAATGCTATAAAGAACGTGAATTCCTTAGCAAGCCTTTGTGCTGAGTACCTTTGACTGTACTCGTATTTCTCGTTGACATTTGACATTTTCATGAACAACATATTCATCCATATTTTTGGAGCCGTCTTTAAATTACCCCATCTATAGATACCACTAGTCTCTACCCCTAGATCGTACCTATACATTTTTGGATGGAACCTATCTTGGATTGCCCACAATAAGTAATTCTTATGTAAAAGCATCATTGAGCCAACTAGATTTCTATGTGCTGCAGTTCTCTCTGTTCCAGTTAACGATCCATCTAATTTACGAGACATAGATGCTGAAAGTAAGCTTACTTGATTTTCTAGCTCTGGAGTTATATATTCAGCATATTTTGGATCTATTACTAGATTGTTGTCAGCAACGCTGTATGCAGAGTATAGTGTATCTTTTATCAAATCCCATTCCCTAGCCCCTTCTTTTCTTTGAGCGCCAGGGAAAAATCTAGTTAAGAATTGCTCTCTACTATAAAATTCACCTTCATACAACCTAAAGTTGTCTAGTATAGCTATCATAGACGGAGCCTTTATTGCAAAGTCGCCAGCCTCGTATGGGCCATACCAGAATTTATCTTCTACATATCTTGCAAATTTCCATCCATGCAAGTTTTTCATATCCGACTCGTTGCTTCTTGTAATGCCAAAATATCTCATAAGAGACGTTATCTTATCATTGCTTCTATTAGTGGATGAAGCTACTATGCTAGGCAAACGTAGAGCTATTTCTTTATTAGCAAACATAAGTCCTTTTTCTGTAAAGAATGAGCCCATTGATGCTTCTATTTTTTGCTGAACCTTAGCACCACCAAAGTTACTGAATATAGATTTTATATTATATCCAAGATTGACTATCCTAGTATAAGATATTATTGCCTTTATAAACTTGTCTACAGATACGGAGCCGATTCTACCAGAAGTAACTTTTTCTTTGTTAAACATTCGCCTAATCATATTATATAGTGACGTAGCGATATTGCCTCTAGATATTGAGAATTCAAGTGCGCTTACTTTATCATCACCATAAACTTCTGAGTTAACAAACTCTGCGGCTTTTTGGTACATTCTACCGCCAGTCTTAACCTCTTTCCCTTTTGGATCATGTATCTGAACATTTCTAAGCCCTTCTAGTATAGTTTCTATGGTTCCACGAACCTTAGACATCTCAACGAAATTAAGAGATGACGAGTAATACATAGCAAATGAGCCAAGTAAATCCCTGGATATCATATTTGTATCCTCAAGCATCGTTCTATATCTAGTTGGTATATGCTTAACAGCTGTGCCGTCGGCATAATATTTACCACTCGAATCTGAATCCCCAATAAATAAATCCTCAGGCATATAATTCATAGAGTCTTTCAACGCTTTTATAAATCCAGATATCCAATTGCTGCCTCTAACAACCTTTGCAAAGAATGATGTAGATATTTGAGGCAATCTATTTGGATTAGACCTATTCATATAGAAGTAGTTCTCATTTGCTTTTTGCATAGCACTTCTATACGCTTCTAAAAATTCCTTATCTTCTTTGTTTGAAGTTAATCTATTATATTCCTTAGAGTTATCATACATTGAGCGTTTTGGTTGCATACCATATTTCTCTCTAGACTTATCATAATCCTTATTATATAATGGAGAACTTTCGTCTAGCTCTTGCCATATGAAGTTCGGAGAGATCTCTATAAACGACTTATTCTTTGGAACTATTTTTGACCAGTGAGAATATAGAGTAAATTTACCTTTTTTATTATAATACCCTGAATTCTTTTTAAATTCATTCAGAGCATTAACGCCAGCCGATGATTTATCTGCTGATAATCTCTCTATTTCACTATTATAGGCTTGATTAGGAACAACCTCCGCTATATCTTTAAATTTAAATCTAGCAGTAGATGTTGTCTTAACTCGAGTGTCTGATAGTTTTTTATCTATTCTTTTTATTAGCTCAGCTATGTGCTTATTAGCCTCAACCCTTGTACCTATAACCTCCATAGTATTCATATCTCTATTATACTTAAGTAGGTCTTTTCTTATTTGGTAGAGTTCTTTCCATTTCTCAGATTGCATTTCATTGGCAGATGAAGAAATCATCTCGTAAAACTCATCTTTAAGTCTTACGGTAGTATTCTCTTTCATCCATTCCTTGAACTCAGCTGCAGTCAAAGTCTTTCTTGCGTTTTCCTTGGCTCGTTCAAATGCATCTACATTGAATTTGTATTTTATACCATCAGTGGTAGCTTTGTAGAATTCTTGAAGTTCTATCGCTACATTATAATCGTATGAACCTACAGTCTTAGGGGTACCATCAGCGTATGTAAGCATAGATAAGGCTTCTTTTCTCTTCTTTATGTCGAACAAGCTTTCCTTATCTTCAAGGGTCATTCTTTCAGTCCTTATTATTCCATTCTCATCTCTGAATTTAGAATAAAAAGATCTAAGTATGTCATCATATTCTGTCATAAGCTCTTGTGTTGAAGGACTTATATTCTCTCTTAGCTTATAATACTCAGGAGTGAATATGCGCTCAACGTTAGCCTCCATCCAAGCATTCTTTTCTTTTTGGAATTCAGCGGCTTCTTTTTCATCAATAGGAATTGCTCCATGACCAGTTAATCCGTATCTGAAATTAAGGTCATTCATAAAGATATCGTAGTTCTTGTAGAACGAACCATACTTTAAGTCAGACAGAAGATATCCAGTTGTTTTGCCATTGTCATTTTTCTCCATATATCTAGAGAATGTAGCGTACTTTCTCTTAGCTCTAACAGCGTCCCATTTTTCTTTTAAACCAAGAATCACACCATCAGTCTCCATTGTGCGTCTAGCGTTCATCTTAGCCTCCTCAACCTTGGCAAATAGTATTCTATGCTGCTCCTTAGGAGACATCACCATCGCACCTACAAGCATTGTTAATTGACCTATGTCGTCGCTCTCGCTAAATACAGTCTGCTCTGAAGTGTCTGAAGATTTCTTGGTTATACCTTTAACTGTAGTGGATCTATAATTTAACCCCTCTCTCTTTATAGTATTGACATATTGATATTCATTTAGCCCGATAAGCATTGACTTGATATCATCAATCTCAGACCTAATCTTTCTTACGGTGGCAATAAGACTATCTATATCTTCTTTTGGGAAGCCCTTGGCTATAGACGGAGAGTCGTTTATAATTGTACTAATAGCAGCTGTTGCTGAGTCATACATAGATAGGAAGTTCTTAGATATATCGAATAACTGCTCATCATCAAGCCATTTGCCTGTGTTCTTAAGGACTACCATCTTATCAAGCTTGACTCTTACGTCTTTGATTTCATTTGCAGAGAATTCTATAAATTTAATCATGCCAACCATCGCCTCGTGTTTTTCAACGTCCTTTATTAGCAATTTCAATGAGTCTAGATAGGACTGAGTAACGTTCTTACTTCTCTCTGCTGTATGCAGCTTAGATTTCAATCCAGAAAGAACCCTATTCATTGTAGCCATTGCTGTAGACTTACTTAATTCATCCGATGTAACCATCTCTGAGTCAAGCATTCTATATGAGACATTAAATGAGTCTGGGCCTATATCAGCCATTCTGTCTACTGGAAACAAGACTACTGTATTTTCATCTATTTTAGACACAAGCATAGATGGAGTAAATCTCATAATAACGCCAATAAACTCAGTTCTATCTGACTTAATTGTAATGGCGCCATCTCCAAGCCTACTAGCGGCCCTCAGAAATGCTATTACGTGAGAGTTTTTTAACCCATATAAAGTATCGTCAGTTGGGAATTGATATATATCATCAACTTTTTTAAACTCAAAGCGATTTCCTGTTTTTCCATCTTCTACTATTATATCTCTAGAAATAGACATTTTGTATAACTGATGAGAGAATGATGCTAAAATATATGCACAATCATTTTCTTTCTCAATTGAATATTCATTTATTCCATGCTCTATTGCTCTTTGCTTAGAAGTATCGCTTTTAAACAGATTAAGAAATTCAGCTATAGCTATGTTAGCTCCATTTATTCCCTTTATTTCATTTGTAATCGAGTCGACTGACTTTGCCATTAAGTCCTTATCCTCTAGAGATAATATATCAACAGCATTCTTTCCGTACAATACATAATCCAGCATATCTCCTATTGATATATATGGATTTATATCTGTTGGTATGGAGTTGTTTCCAAATATTCTTTTAATAGTCTCTGTCAGAGCTCTTAAAGCTCTAGACCATAAGTATGCTATCTTCCTATTCTCTCTATTGTTATATTCTTTTTCTATAGACCTAATAATTATTTCATCTCCTACAACTTCATCGTCATATGTTTTTATGGTCTTAGCGTCGTCAATATATGAATTGTTGACAGCATTAACTATCTCTGTATTTTTCATTGCCTCCGCAAGTAACGCGTCATATATCTCTCTATGTTTTGGATCTGAGCTTGCTCTTAATGCAAACATCATTGGGTGACCAAACATTTCATGAATAATATAACTAGGCTTTATTGTATCGTAGAAAAATACAGCGCCTCCAGCTTTATAATATGCTCCTGTATTCATTGACTTAGAAACTCCATAAAACATAGATGTATTTCTATTCATAACATTGAACTTTACACCAAACCTTCTACTAAGGTCATCGGCTATTCTTACAATGGCCTTTATTTGGCGTTTAGAGACGTTCTGAGCCACTTTCTCGGCAGACATGGAGGTTAGCCTATCCTCGTTATTTTGAGTGGCTGAAATCGCCTTAGAATCGGTCGTTTTTACAAATGCCTTAAATCCTTCTATATCCTGCTTAGAGCCTAAAATATGAATCTGCTCCTTATCGAATACGACGTATTGGTCATAACTCCCAAGCTTATCTGAGAACTTATCATTTGTATTTGTCGCTATAATTCCATCATTAGAGCCTTCATTTATCTTTGCTTTTATATATTCAACAGACTCTTTATACTCTCCTTGGTACAATTTATCAGTAATATCTGGATTTTGTATGTTAACAAGTATAGCCTTTGTTTTTCCTGTAGTACCCTTATTTCTAGTCCATCTGTTTGCGAATTCATCTGCAACACTTTTGATTGTGGCAAAAAATCCATGGAACCCACTAGTTCCAAACTCAGGATTGTTAAAATCTGCGGCAGGAGATCCTCCGTGGTATACAATGTCTTTTACTTTGCTGTCTGGAAATATCGTTTCTAAATACCGTGAGTACTGTTCCTTTGTTCCAATTTTAGATAATTCTGGATTTTGCTCGAATACAGTATTTATTCCGCTGTCATTTCCTGTTGATTTTTTCGGAAGAAGGTCGGATAGATATTTATCAGTAGTAATAACTTTTTCTTTTGGAAATTTACTTACCACTTCATTTATTTGAGCCTTCCATTCATTAATATCATACTTAACTCCTCTAGCATTAGCCCTGTCTTTGAATTCTTTATCAGTTAAGTTTATTACTCTATCAAATGAAGACGAATTGTTTCTAAGTAAATTAGTGTTTGACGTGAACAGCATTTTACCAGATAAGGCGGCCTCTTTTTTGGCAGCATCAAACAGCCTCTGCATCATATCGTTATACTCGACGTTCCATTGCATATTTCCGCCATCTTTCACTAAATGTTCGGCTACTTTATATTTTATCGCAATGGCGCTAACCTCTCTATTTATCTCTTCTGCATAGTCGTCATCTAGAGAAATAAAACTATCGGCTCCATTGTTTTTAAGGAAACTTTTTCCTATAGTTGGATGTCCAAATAGAACAACATCTGTCTGTTTAATCGAATTTGAAACTATAATCTCATCAGCCTCAGATAAGTCGGACAATCTCTCTTGTGTGCTATATACAGGAGTATCAAAATCAATCTCGCCTTGCAGCTCTTTTGGCTCATCCAGCTTAGTTATCCATATAACTCTACCTTTACTATTAGGGGACTTTTTAAACGATAAGGAGTATTTACCTTGGATGTCATTTCTAGACGACTTTTTATTAAACACCTCCTCTATGAATTTAGCCTCGCCTTTTTCATTGTCAGGAAACTTTGAGTATGGGAAGGTTAAGATATTTCCATCATCATTTAATAGATTTAGTTCTTTATATAAATCCCTATTTGTAGATATAGGCAATATTCCAGCTCCATTATTTACATTCTTCTCGTATTCAGCCTTATACTTCTTATCTCCACTAAGTACAAATTTAGAATAGTTAAGTATATCCGGAGTGTCTAAATTTGGCTCTCCATTTGTTTTATCCCAAACTGCGTATGCATGTTGCATAGCGAAGTCATCGACCCCGCTACGCTCATCACGCAATTCTTTGTATTTAAACTCATCAATAGTCATTGGTCGACCACCGAACGCTTGAACGATCTTATTAAAATCATTCCTTATTTTTTTATCATTAATATTTGGGCACATGTTGTTTTCCTCTTATTATATTAACATTTATCTGACGGTCTTTCATTTCCAATCAGACTATTATTTGGTTTAAACGACTCAGGTATTTTAGTTCCATCAGCTGAAACTTGTTTTTTCTCTGAGTTTAATTTTTTAGTATTAGTAATTACAGTAGCAGTTCTACGAGCTCTAGATACAGCCGTATACAATGCTTTCCTGTAAATTAATCCATCAAAGTTTTTATCTATTCCTCTGAGGTCCGAATCAAGAACAAGAACGTTTTGATATTCTCCGCCTTGAGCTTTGTGTACTGTAGATGCGTATGTAAATCCAATAGTTCTATCCTTTAAATTATTTGACGCATTTTCGTTATCAGTTAAGCTATTTTTTATAGGTTTAAGCGTAATGAAATCTTTAGTCAATGCAATAAAGAAGTTTCTATTAGCCTCTCTTTTTTCTTGATAGTCCATATTACTTATCTCCTGTTTCCGCTTAAGAATAGCCGCTCGTATTGCAAGCATATTCTCTTCGCTATAATCAGTTAATAAATTAAATACGCCTCCAGCGGAAGCACCAGTAGTCATTCGTATTTCTATTGGAACAACTTTCAATGTTACTCCAGGCACTGCGTATGACGTAATCTCTCTAGGAGCTCCTATGCTGTCAACAACATATTCATCGTCGTTCGCAACCAAGTCTACCTTTCCAGCCTTTATTTGACTATATCCTATGACTTGTTCTCCAACCTCAATCAATCCTTTCTTTCCTAATTTAGCTCTAACATAGGCATTCATTGAGTCTATTACATCATTTCTAAATGCCAATATCTTAGCGAAATTAACATCCTTAGAATAGTCTTCTGACGTAAAGAACATATCAACAAATTGCTCTACTGCTTTCGCTCTATCAGCTTCGCCTACAAATACAACGCCGCCTTGGTCGTTAAATGCATCTCTCTTAGAGAAGATTGCTTTAGACTGGTCGGTAAAATTATATTCAGTTCCATTGATATTCATAAGCCCAGGAGCCTGATACATTCTCATAATACTTAATACATCTGCTAATGGATTTCCATTCGCAACACGCATAACCTTATTAAGAACTATGCTGGTTGGAGATTCTAACCCAATTGATTGTTTAGGCATTCCTTTTGCGTCAGTATTTCCAACAGGATATAACTGAGCATGATCTCCAATAAACAATACTTTAGCTCCAGTAGCTTCCGCAACTTTAAGTATTTCATCTACACTCTTATCTGAGATTAAAGAAACCTCATCTATTATATATAGATCTACATTAGATTCATAATTAGTAGCTCCGCCAAACTCAAGCTTCATACCAACCTCTCTGGCCTCTGGGACTAATTGAAAGTAAGCATGATATGTTTTAGCTTTCTTGCCAGTAGCTCTAGATAATACACCTTTAGCTCTATGTGTTGGAGCTAATAATTGATATGTAATCTCAGCATTGCTAAGTGCATTTATAAGTACTCTAGTTATGGATGTTTTACCAGAACCAGCAGAGCCTAATAGCGAGAATGGGGTAGTTATTGTTTTATCTTTAACCCATGCTTCTATTGCTTTCAATGCAGCTTCTTGCTCATCGTTTAATTGATAAGGAATACCAATCTTACTTAAGTCAATATCTTTTCCAAATAGATTTATATCAGCTTCTGATGGAGTATCAGGCGTTACTTCACTAACGACAGCATTTTCACTTTTTGATTTCAATCTAGAATATGCCTTCTCTGCAGATAACATATTCATATTATTAAATTCGCCATTTCCTTGCTGATACATTGCCGAAGTCATTTTTCCGTCAACAAATCCAAAAGCATACGTAGTCCCAAATTCAGTGAATCTTTCTTGTGTCACTTCCGGCTCGATAATTGCTTGTTCAGTATTTGATGTCTTCGTAAAATCATTTACCTTTAGACTACCATCCTCATTATAATACTTAAGCGAAACAACACTGTTATGTCCTGCATAGCAATATACACAGCTACTTGCGCATTTATCATTATATCTTAATGCATCCACCTTATTCCCGTAGCAACTACAATCTTGTCTTTGATTTCCTTGGACATGAGTAACATCAGTCCTTCCCATCGCAGCGTTTATAGATTGAACATTTAAACAACCTAATTTTTGAACTCCGTCTACGTTTACTTTTTCAGCACAAGAACTTAATTGTCGTATTCCATATTTCTTACAAAGATCGCGCATTTTAACACTTAATTCATCTATTATCTCCTGTTTAGCGCTAAATTTAATATTGTCATTTGTTTTATATGCTGCAAAATCGTAGCCAAGTTCCTTCATTTTAGCTACTATAAATCTATCGTTTTTAGATCCTGAATAGCTATCCATTACACTGAACTTAATCTGCCTAATTCCCATTTCTGACGCTCTCTTTATTACACGCTCTACGTCATCAAAATTAGTAACTCCTGGAATGATAGGGTCAATCCTAACTGTTATTAGATTTGGATTTAAAAGGCCTTCTTTTATAAATGTCTCAATCCTATCTAATAAGTCGTCGTATTTCATAACGCCTGGCTCATACTTAGTGCCGCCAAGAGTAGTTATGCTGAAGTGATAGAATTTAGGAATTTTTAATTCAGCCAATTCTTTCAATGGGAGTCCGTCATGTTTTGTTATAAGATACATTGCATTTACCCCATTAGTCTTTCTGTTGGCTACAATTTCTTTTATTTTCTTAACATGGAATACTGGGTCTGACGTCTCGCTGGCTATAAGTATCTTAGGTTTTCCTCCATCATTAAATACTTCATTAACAGTTTCCTGGTCTTGCTTACTTAACGATTCTTGTTTTCCCTCTATAGATTTTATAGTAGACTCATGCTCTTCTTCACTAGCTGTAGTGTTTTCTTGATTTTTAAATGTATTTTCAAACACATCTCTAATAGCCTGTTTTGCGGCATTTTCTTTCTCTATTCCTAAATACTCTTTTCTTGGCTCCCACTGATTAGTAGTCTTATTTAAAGTATTATAGTTTTCAATATCTCTAGTACCAACGCCAGCGAAGTTCTTTGTGAGCATAGGAGTGCTTGTTGGGACAAACTTTCCTACAATCTTATCATCTTTTCGCATTTCCGGAACAAACCGCATCCATTGCTCAGAGGTTACATCCCATACATATACTGGCTTTCCTAATTGAACTCCTAATTGAACTGCAGTGTTTGTTCCGCCGAACACAGTTCCAGAATTAAATTTGGCATCTCCAGATATTTTTGCTATTGCAAATACAGCATCTGCATTAGACACTTGATAATAATTTCTTACTTGCAGGTTGCCTTCTTTTGTATCCGGGTATTTCTTGCCTAGCAATTTCTCTATCTCAGTTCTAGCTTTATCCATCTGTTCCGTTGTAAGAACAGTGGCTTCAACTTTCTTATTTCTAAGCGCTTGAGATAAAGACTTATTATCTTCTTGTCTGTAATGCCTATTATCAGTTACACCATATTCTCTACCAATTTGATCCCAGAAGGTGTCAGCACCATAAGCGCCACCAGAATGATTAGTGAATTCAGATGCAATCGAAATTGATTTAGCAGTAGACTTTTGATTAAACGTAACAATATACCTATTATCTGATTGACTAAAATTATTATTCTTTCTTATCTCTGTATATCCACTAAATCCAGCCTCTCTTACCATTTCAAAGAACTTATTCATAAGCTCTATTTTTTCTGGTGTTCCATTATTCAATATATCAAATGGAGATCCATATTTTTCCTGAAATGCTTTATATATCTTATCATAGGCCTCTGTATAGACAGACGTCCCATTGGGTAGTAATTCTGTTTTAAATAAGAAGTTATTTAGGCTTATTCGTTTTTTAGAAACATTACTTCCATAATCCCTGGCCTCCTCTTCTGATGTGGAATAGAAATTATATTCTCTATTGTCTGCTACATCAGACTTTCTTCCTTGATATCCAGTAAGCGTGCTAGATTCGTTAATATTAGTTAAATCCTGTTCGCCTTCTGCTTCTGTAGTAAGATCTGCGTTTAATTCATCTCTAACCTCCATAAGAAGTCGAGGAAATTCAGTACTCCACTTGCCTTTATCTTGCGTATGAGTAAGTATTGCGTTCCCAGTTGCTAATAATTCTTGAAGTGCATCAGGGTTTTGTTTAAATGATTCTAGCAATAACTCTTTCATGATAGAAGAAGAGGCTTTATTCCATCTATCTACGTCCAAATGTTTAAATTGTCTTCCCAGGGCTTTGGCCTCAGCAGGGTTTTTACTGTTCTGTATTTGTCCAGCCAGTTTCCAATTGAACTCATCATCCTCTTTTGACATCTCATTCCCAAAGCCTCCACCAGACAGCATTTGCGGCTGCCAGCTACCATCATCTCTTACATTTCCAGTATACGTGTATTTGGCTAATTGGAACGCTTGCTCTACGCTAGTAAAGCTGATATCTCCCTTAATCATATTCAGCCTAGAGGATCCTGTTGGCAAAGTAAATGGTCTTATTGCGAGATTACTTAAGTTTGCATTTTCTCCAGTACCAGCGTATATGTTAATGCTTCTAGCATTATTGCTAGGTTGCATTTCTACTTTCCTAATAAATTGTCCTAGATAGGCCTCTGCGCTTGTTTTAAGCTCTTCTAAGGCACTTTCTCTATCTTCCTGGGCAATTGTATTATCCGGTAAATTGAGTTCGTTAAAACGGCTTAAAATGCCTCTAGCGAATTCCTCCCTCATTGAGGCTATCCTTGCGCTATCTGTAATTCCAGCATCTTCTATAGCATTATCTAAATAAGACATAGAATAACTATTGTTATCTATTGCATTAGTCACTGCTTTATCTACTGTGCTAGCACCTAAGCTCTCAACGAACTTATCTTCAAGACCCATAAACATATCAAACCAGCTTACTTTATCAAATCCAGCCTCTTTCGAGAATATAGATGAATTTATATTTGACTGTGGAAGTTCGTTTGTCTTTATTACAGAAGTCTTTGAATTAGACTCTATAAGTGCAAGACCAGATGCTTTGCTACCTTTTTTGTCAACAGCAACATATACTGGTTTAATAGACACATCGCCTTTAGCATTAGACCTTGTCGAGTTTCCTATGTATTTATATAGTATTTCAAACTGTCTTCCATTGGTGCCTGTCTTGATTATCTTAACGAATGGCTTAAATACTGGATGTTTTCCATCAGATGTAGATCCAATAGGTCTAGCAGCAGTGTCTATAAATTCCAATTCATATTCAATACCAAGCATCTTTTTAGTCGACATTTTCTTAGGTTTCTGATCTACTAATGGATGCCCATCTTCATCAAATTGACCTTTTCTTACTTTATATGCAGTGGTAGTTGGAACTAGTTCATTATCCCACCATCTACTAATGAACAAATCTTCCAAGAATTTAACATCATTTTGAAGCGCTACTCCAGGAGTATGTTCATATGATAATTCATTCAGTTCCGTCAACACATCATCTATAAAGTCGTATAGTGCAATCTTGATTGGTGCTCCAGTATTAGCATCTACTAACCCTGAATTAATCTCCAGTGAAATTCTATCATCCTCAGATAATTTAACGTAATTTAATGCGCTATTGTCACCAGTGCTATAAAATTGATATAGTATGAATCTCTTAGCAAAATCCTTAAGCATAACCCTATCTTTATTTCTAGATTTAAGTGCGCTTATTTCTTGTTCACTAAGGCCTTCTTGCGATTCATCTTCAAGTATTGGATTTAATAATTCAGAAAAATAGTACTTTATCTTCTCTTGAATATTTTTATCGTCCTTCGCAGATGAGTCTATAGTAACATGGTCTGGATAAGACTCCTCTGATTTACTATGCATAGTATATGACAATACCTTCAAGAAGACATTGTTTTCATATCCAGGTAAATGACCGTTATTTATAGCAGACTTGATATGGAATAATTCCTTAGCGACAGTGTCTTCTCCAAAGAACAAGCTATTTATATCTATATCGTTTTGTTCTGCATATTTTCTATAAAAAGAATCCTTAATTGCCGTCTCGACATACCTTGATACGCCATGCATGAATTTGCTATTGTCAAAACCTTCTCTTCCTGCAAGTATATTTACTTTGTTAAGAATAGATAATACTTGTCTAGAGGTTCTAAATAATAAACCACGACTTATTCCTACTATTAACCCAGAGCTATTTCTAAGCCTTGCCATCAATGGTGTAGATTCATAATAGTTTCTTACGCCACTAAATACAGACGTTCCATTATCATCATCCAATATCAATGAATTTACTTTTGAAATAAACTCATTATTTGCTATAAATGATTTACCTTGTTTTTTGGTCTCAATTTGAGAGTATTTGACAAGCTCAGATAATTCGTTAGAATATGGAAGTAATTCTAAATAAGTTTCCATTACCAATATCTGGTGCAATAGATAATCAAAATTAGACAAGTCTTTATTTAGGCCAGACTTTAATTTAGATCTACTATTAAGTACATCTCCTGTCGGCATATCACGTCTACCATATTTATCTTCAACGAATAAAGATTCTACGTATTGAGCGTTTTTACCACCATCAATTCTAGCAGCCATAGCTCTATATTTCTGTAGCTTGTCCTTTATTACTTCATGCAACTTCTTAACAGAATCTTTATTTACTTCATATTTGCCATTAAATTCTTCAACCTCAGCATAAGCCTCTTTTAAAGATGGTTGTGATAAGAAGTAGAATGCGTTTCCGCCAATACCAGCTCTAAGTAAGAATGCAACCATATTAACAGTATGTTCATTAACACCTAGTCGTATGATATATGGATCTTTGGCAACGTCAACGTGAGCATTAATCATGGCAGATAGCCAGTCCAATATACGCATTCCGTCAGCTCCATATATTCCTCCAAGTTCAAATATTCCGTGTTTAGCGGCTGTCCTTTGTTTTGGATTTATAGTCAGATTAGTCATCTGCGTATAAATATGGTTTGTATTAGCAAGTGCCATTATACCCAAATTCTTCTTGCCTGTAGAATACTCAACTTTCTTATCTGTTTGATATGAAGGTGATGTAAACATAAGAGCTCCTCGCTTTTCTCCAGTGCCAGTAACTGAGTCTATGTCTGGAAGAATATCGTCCTTTATTACACTAGTAGTAGCATCTAATGGAAGCCTTGTTTCATGTATAGAAGATGGCTCTGTTATTGCAGCCATCATTACATCCAACAATCTATTTTGGATAGCAGCATTTGAATTTACTTGCCATTTAGACTTCTCTGGATTCTTCTCACTTTTCTTGTTGTCATCAAACTCAACCTTTTCGAATCGACCAGCTGGGTTTTTAGCATAGTTATATCTAGCTAAATACAACTTGTCAACGTCAAAGTCAGAGCCTGTGAGCGCAGTGAATTCTGTTGGAAGAATTATAGTATCTCCAATTATCTTAGGGATAACATCTATAATCTTTAATGATGATACAGATGACATACCTTGAGTTGGAATACGATATCCTAATGCAGCAGGATCTGAGTCAGGACCGATTATATTATGCATTAAAAGCCAATCTCTTTGCTTAACTGGAGACATCAACTTAACATCCTCTGGCAAAACATCTTTAAATAATGATAGAGAAACGACACAATCCATGCTTCCGTCAGCATTCATGTAATTTAACTTTCTTCCACCATTAAGCTTATATCCTTCGCTAGTTATGCTGTCTGTAAGTGTATTTATACCAAATGTAGACATCTGAATAAATGCACCACCTGGGGTATTGACATCAAGAGTCTTCTTCATAATAAATGAAACAAGTTTGCTCTCAATCCAATCTCTATCAGCCATGGCCTGAAGTGTTATCCTGCTATTTGGCTCAGCTGCCTTCATAAGGGTCTCGTAGACATCATCAGTCATATTAGACTTGATTGCCTCTGAATGCAAGAATCCGTATAATTTCTTTTTATCGAAAGTCAATACTCCGCCTTCGTATTTAATTCCTAATTCATTCTCTACATCATTTCTACCCCTATTAGATATCTCTGTTAATGCATTTGACCATTCCTCTATTAACTGTCTTCCTGTAGCACCTTTATTTCCGCCTATTGTTATATTTGAATAAACTTTATCTGACACTATATTGGACATTGCAACTTTTTGAACCTGAGTTGCCAATCCAACCTCCTCTTCCTCGTGAGCTTCAGTTTCAAGCTGATGTCTAAGGAATTCAAAGTGCTGAATTTCTTCTGTAAACTTATCAAGGTTAGATACATTACCGTCTTTGTCAAAGAAGTCTATTGGATTATTATTCCCAGACTTAACAGCAGATGAGAATGCGACCATATCTATTTTGCTTGCACCATCTTCTGGATTGTTCATCCTTTCATATAGAGCTTTATTTGCACCTGTAGCGACAGATCTAAATAAACAGAACATTGCCATCTTGTCTAGTTTTGGAATATTTAACCCATTACTGAACTTATCTCCATAATATATCATCTTAAGCGGATTAAGAGCAAGCTCCATCACTTTTAGATATTTAGCAGAATCTTCCATCCAAGACATATCTTCTGATTCCAATAAATCAAATGCCTCATTTAAGTCTTCATTCCATCTTCCTAATTTTCTAAGTATATCTCTATACATAACAGGAGATATGAACACAGAAGCGTCTGTTTCATTTACTTTATTATATCCAGCAGTCTGAGCATCAACTATATTCATTATCATTTTGATGTCTGATAACTTATTTATCTCGTCCATATTTCCAGAATTAATAGCCTCTAATATTTCATTAAAAGTCATATTTAATTCATCGCCATGTCTTTCGTTTACATGAGCAGCAATCATCCTTGATTTTATCTCAGATAAATTAGGAGAAGGTATTTCATTGTCATTTAACTCAGCAGACACAAATGTGGATCTTCCTGTTTCAGATAAACATGGAGTACCTGTTGATAGTATAGAAGATAACCTTTTTATCTTAGCATCAGGATCTTTATGGAATGCAGGGTCTTTTGAGAATATCTTTTCAAATTCTATTGTAGATATGGATGTGTTCACCATATGCTCAGCAACCATATTGTAAATAGCAGACGTGTCGGCATAGTCACTAACAAGAGATTCTTTTGAGTTTAAATTAGATTGTTTGATGAAGTAAGCTCTAGTATCTTTAAATATAGATTTATCTAGCTTCTTATTTTTATAGAATACGCCATTCTTTTTGTGCTGTACAGTTATAGCGCCATTCTTAACAAGCCACTTTAATTCTCTAGATATTGAATTAGCCAAGGTGGCATTCATTATTTGGAATTTAGTTTCATTTGATGCATTGAATATTTTACTATCCATTTCCTCAAAGAATCTAGTCATCCCATTAATTACTCCATATTGGTCTATCAATTCCTCTTGATATTCATTTAGATTTACAAATGAGCCGTCGCCTTTTATGTCAATAGAAATTTCATCGAAATGCCTAAATTTCATACCATTACCAAGTCCTGAATTCCATTTGCCTTTTGTGGTATATTTATTTGCACCTCTTTGTGAGAATCCGCCGTAGTGATATGTTTGTTCTAGTTTATTTTTATTACCCATTGCAACCTTCCATGCACTCCAAGCATCCTGCATTGCAAGATATTCTGCCTCAAAGTATCCATTGAATATAGCTACTGTTTTTGTAGGGAATGTGATTGATTGTCTAACTAGCCCATCTTTCAATGAATTCATATCAACAGCAATAGGAGTTCCTTCTTGTTTAGATACGCTAAATGACGGCATTTTAATGCCAGCAAACATGTACCACGATTTCTTATCAGCCATAGTAGGACATAACATATATCCAGAATTAGTGGCTGCCATTTTCATCATATAATCCTCCATAGGAGATAGTGCAAAGTAATCTCTACCTTTATCTCCAGAATTATCTTCATAGAATTTCAAGAATGTCTTAACCTTTAATCCCTTTGATTCACCTGATTGTAATTGGTCTAGTACTATAGAGCCTCCAACAGTAGTTCTGTCTCCTTCGAAAGCTGCTCCTCCAATCCTGCCTGAAGCAAAACTAGATTGCATTACTTTATCCCTGTATTCAGTGTCAGTAGATATTCTTTCTGCCGTCTCTGTCACATAGTTTGGTAGAGATATCTCATATACCTTGGCTCCATCAGCCCCGGTAGAAGTGGTCTCTGTTATATTTGGATTGGCCTTGAAATACATCATAGCTATAAATCCTGTCGACTTCTGAGACTTGTAGATCTCTTTTCTATCTACCTTCTCTTTCCTGTTTACTATAAGCTTTCCATCATTCTTAACTAGGTCTGTTATGATGTTGGTAAGAACAAATGATGGGTGTTCTGGTTTTGATTGGGTGATTAAACTAGCTATAGCGTTTTTTCTAGATGCATTTGGATAAGAATGTTTGATTATCTCATCTATAGTTGCATCGTTTATAGATATGCCTATTTTATTAAATATATCAATATACTCATTAATAGCAGCAGTAATTTGCTCGTCAGTAATCTTTTCAGCTTCTAGTGGATTTGTTAATCTACCGGCAAATGATACAAGTGCTTTATGTCTGGCTATTATAGACTCGGCATTAGCCTTGTTAAATACTGGCCCATCAACACTATCAGAGAATAAAAATCCAATAGACATCATGTTCTCACCCCATTCTTTTGGCTTAGTTATCTTGGCAGTTGTAGCCTTTGACTCTATAACCCTAAGTCTTCTGTCGGCTTCAGCCATGTTTCCATTTTTGTCTCCAGTAAATGCTATACTCGCAAAGTCATGTCTATGACATTTTACTGCGGCAAAGAATGCTGTTTTAAATCTATCGCTAGAATTGTCAAGCTTATCTAATACGCTTCTATAGAATAAATTACCAGATACAACACCAAGAGAATATATTTTATTCCTCATCTCGGTGTACGATTTCAAATGACCTAAATCGCTTGCAACTGTAACCCACGACGTGGTCTGGTCGTAGAATAATTTAAAGCCAGTTAATGGGTTAAATTTATCTACAACAACACCGTCTGCATTTTTCTCTTTTTGAGGGATAGTCCATAAGAAGAATTTAACCTCCATTGGAATATTATCAGACTTAGGAACCTTATATGATTCTACTGTATGTTTAGCTATCTCGTTACTTACGATATCTTTATCGTTATCCTCTATTTCGTTTCCATCTACATCGAATACAGCTGGGGCTATCCCAAATGAAGATAATTCTTTATTTATTAATGGAACTATTTCCTCATCAAATTTATCCAATATATCTTCATATATTTTATATTTCAATGTATCTTCCATTCCATTTTCTTCCATATATTCATACTCTGCAAGAATACTATCATATAGTACGTCTTTACTCATATTGCGGATATCAGAAACTTTTTCAACTCCAGATAATTCTATGAATGAGAATGCTAACCCCTTGGCTACTTCGTATTGCATATCCAATGTATTGATAGCATTGAATCCTTTTGACTTCAAAGTTCTAGCAGCTCCATCTACATAGAATCTAGTAAAGAATTTAGATTGCTCAGATTTAGCCTTTGGACCTTTTTTGTTTTTAAATATACCGTATTCGATATCCTCAAATAATCTATTTATATCAGACTTGTTTGCAGACTTCATTCCAGTAAATAGGTTGGAGAATTTTCTGAATACAGATCTAAGCATCGGTATCTTAATGCCGATCTTATTAGTCTCTCTCCATACTCTAAATTCCTCGGCTAAGTATTCCTCTATATCCTTATTTGTAGCATCACTCAATGATGGTATAGTACGCCTAACTGAGTCATATATCATCATCCTTCTATTTCTTGGTATTAACCCAAGAGACACAATGTGAAATGCTTCGTGGTAAGCAGTGCCTCTTTCTGCGCCAGAGAATAGTGTAATAATATTCTTTAAGATGTTAGCTACACCCATAGCAATATCACCGTTCTCCATTTCAATTTCAGTATCACTGATTTCAATAAGAGATGATATCCTTTTTCTAGCCCAAGCTTGTTCGCTATTAGTTAAATTATCTTCCTCTGCATGACTAGTTGACAGTCTTGTAGGACCAACAGCATTTACACCTAAGTCAGATATTTTATCTACATCGCCACTAGTCCTCTTCTTAAATTTCTTCTTACCAGAAACTTGCTCGCTAGCATCGCTTTTAAGGCCATTTTCAGGCGATTCTAGCGACTTTTGAGTGTTAGTTGATGTTTCTACTACATCTGCTTTTTGCGTGTCAGAAACAGGCTCTAAAGCGGCTTCTTTGGCATCTGTCTTTTTCTTTGCAACTTTCTTGATAGTTGGCTTATCCATTCTATCTGCAAGCTCTACATCATTTAAGAATGTATACGGAGATTCAAAGATATCATCGGCAACGTCAGATATAAGCTTATCGTATTTAACAATCCAAGCTTCCCAGGTTAAACCTAAGTCCTCTCTCTTAATTTCCATTCCTTCAAAGAACTTAATTGATTTAGCTTCTGGATTAGATCTGAAGTAGTCGGTGATACCTGAAAACACATCAGCCACCTTTCTATTAGCTCCAGTTTGATTCCATAAGTCATGAGCATTGATAGACCAGTTAAAGTTATTCTTAATGTAGTCTATTATCTGAGCTTTAATTTCAGGAGATATTCCAGCTGGATTTGATATGTCAAACTTAGCTTCTCCTAGATATAGTGAATTGCCTTCTACGTAGAATTGCTTTGGAAGCAGGTGGGTCAACATTGGCAAGTCCTTCTTATTAATTTGAGTTCTTTTTCCAAAGTTAACTATCTTAGACAATAAGCCTTCTGCTGATATACCTAACCTATTAGACGCACCGTCTCCGGCCAAAACAACATTTCCGTCTCGGTCTAACGCTAACTCACCTTTAGACATGTTCCAGTCTATAAGTAGTTTGTATATAAATTCTGCAGTATCTTTATCTTCTGAGAATCTACGTTTATTTAATTTTATCTTTCTTTTAGTTCCAAGTACAGGGTCAATCTTTACTGCAAACATACTACCAGAGTTCTGTTCATCAGTATCACCTATCACTCCGTCAATTCCAACTACAGTAAAATTACCTCTCCACCCCCTACCGTAAGCTAAGCTTAATGTATTGTTGTTTATAGTAGAGAAATCTCCATTAAAGCCTTCTATTAGTCCTTTGATTTTAGACAGGCTTCTCTGTACCGGCTTACCATTCTTTCTGTTTAATTTTATCTTAGCTCTACCTATAGATACGCCAGATACAACTAATTCCTTATTAGAACCATTTGCTAAGCTTTCTGCATATAAAGCTATTATCTTATTTCTAAAATCAACTAAATCAGCGATATCCTGTTCGTTGAACTTAGGATACATATTGCCATCAGAATCCTCAAACATGCTATTAACTGCTATGTTGTGGAAGCTTATATTCAATGGTCTAACTACGCCATTTTTATCTTTTATTTTAACAAATATTGCAGCCTCGTTCCATGAATTAGGATTATTGATGTCGAATGGGATATAGTCTCCTGCGTCCTTTCTAGATTGTGGCACTTTATCAAAAGGTATTGTAGATATCTCTATTTCAAATGTAGCGCCTTCTAAGGCTTTTGGAGTTTTTAACCATTTAATTATTTCTGGATTAGACGTAAATAGTGTATGTGGCAATCTACCAAATCTAACTGAGACTTTATCCTCGTCAATTGTGCCAGGAGCCTCGTCATCTATATTTACAAAGTCAGAAGAATCCTCTTTCTCCATTGCAATAGATATAGCAGCAGCGCCTTTAACTATTTCTGATATCTCTTTAGACGCTTCTTTATTCTCTTCTTCCTCAGTCTTTTCTGGCTGATTAAGATCTTCTAAATCTTCATTGATATCGATCTCTTCTTCTTTCTTATATGTTCCAGCAACAATAGCTTTTACATCATCATTAGAATAGGCTATAACTTCCTCCTCTGATTGTGTACCTTCTGCAAAGTCTGCAGCCGAGTTATAAGCAGCTCTCCATTGTTTAGGGCTAATTCTATCAATAAGACCTGCAAGTACTGCATTTCCTTTCATAGCATCAGATGCATTAGATACTACATCTACGAATGATGTATATCCAAGCTCCATAATAACCTCTAGTACCCCAGTCATTGCTGGTAAGAAGTCTTTGCTTGAATATTGCTTTCCAGTAGCATTCATTTTAGATCCAAGAACATCCGTGGCAACATCAGCCAAGTGAGCTAGTCTAGCGTTTAATTTCTCCTTAAGCTCGTCTTGTTTGGATTTTTGTGGAGCAGCTTCTTGTGTGATTGGCTTATTATTTTCGGTGAATACTCCAAATACATATTGGCCGGGAATAGAAAATATTCCCTCATCGATAAGCATATCTGATATTTCATCCAGCTGCCTTACATTCCCGAATTTTGATTTAGGGAATGCGAATACAATCATCCTGCTAGCCCCTCTATGGCCGTGTCCAGAATTAATACTGTCCATTTGGCTTTGAATAGATTCTGTATTCCCAAACAATGATGTTCCATTTAGCCCATTCCTTATATCAAACCCTCTTGAAAGAATTTGTTCTAGCCCGACGATATCTGTTTGGTGAGTTACATATATAAAATTATCTGTATCTATTTTACTTAAGTCCAGCACTGGGTAAATTGTCCCATTATTTGTAATTCCTTGTGTGGGAGCCTGCTCCTCCTGATTATCTGCGGCCTGTTTAGCAGCCTCCTCCTCTTTATCGTAATCGCTAAATGGATCGAAGTTGTCATCTGCTAACAATTCCTCGGCTCTATTTACTGATGAGTTCAAGTCGGCCTCAGTTAATGGAGGAATATCTGTCTCGTCTAGTGGTGGAACTTGCTCTGTCTCTACTTCTGGAGCAGACTCTAGGCTTTCGTATTCAACTATTTCAGGAGCAGATGGTATTTCCCACTTTGGCTCTAATGATTCCAATTCAACTACAATAGGTTCTACAACAGGCTCGGCTACTACAGTTGTTTCTGGCTTTGTTTTAGCTTCCCTCTTTTTCTCTTCTCTTTTGGTTTCAGCAGCCTCTAGAACTCTCTGCTCTTTTTCATTAGATTCAAGAGACTTTCTATGCATATCAAGGAGCTCGTCTACATCATGGAATCTATCTACTTTTGTGTCTTTCTCTCTATTGTAAAGAGTTTGATCTCCTCTAAGTATGGATGCCATATGTTCTTCATATTGAGCTCCGTATGAAGATACTAATCCATAAGCCATGTCCTTAATATCATCATTAAGCTCAATAGGAACAAATTCATCAATTGCATCACTAAGATCTTTAGAGTTTTCTATTTTTAGAAGTTCAGCCCCCTGCTCCTCTGTTATTAATTTAGCATTTAATAATGCATCTATTAAATTAGAAGATACACTTCCTAAATCATCTGATGCGGCTCTCGTTATTAAGTTGCTTTTTATTTTTGAAGCCTTAGACTCAAGAGGGTCATTCACTGATATCGTAGCAATAGCAGCTAGTTTATTTCTAAGCATGGCAATACCTATTGCAGCTCCAGTGCTTATTTTATCTGCGTCCTCCCTAGTTGTATTTATAGATGTAACTAATTTAGAAAATGTAGTCTCGTCAAAATTAGCAAGAAGATTAGCCTCAGCTTCATTAGCCGTTCTGCTCTCAAGATATCCTTCTCTTGCAGCGTTCTCATGGTCTGATATTAATGATGTAAGCAATAAGTGGTCCTCTGAACCATAGCCACCTGATTTCTTGGCATATTCTCTTACAAATTTACTATCAGCTATAGATGCAATTCTTTTAGCCAGTTTAATTTCATTAGTAATATCTTCTGCAGTATATCCTTCTGGTGGATTCTTTTGAAGTTCTTTTAAGTTTTCAATTACAAAATCAAATTGACCATTCTTAACAGCTCCTATATATGCAGACGCCTTTGCTTTAAATGCAGATGTCTTAATACCTGGCTCTATAACTGAATCAAATAATTTATCAGCATTAAAGCTTCTATTTAGTTCTTTTATATGAGCAGGAGATGATATCACGTTTCTGCCTGCACCCATAAACGCTACAGACATAACAGTAGACCAATAGGTATCAAGCAATTCTGCGTTTTTATCATATCTTTCGTCTCCAGATAATCCAAATAATGCTTTAGCGCCAGTGCTTATGGTTTTGTTTTTATCCAAATAAGATCCAAAGATTCCTGCATTTTCTTTTAATGAGCCTTCTTTGAATTTCATATCCATCATTGTTTGTGGGATTTCTTCAAATAGAGGTTCGTCTACAAACGCCTCCCATCCAACTTCTGATGCTAATTGAGCTGTTTTTCCAAGAACTCTTCCTGCTCTATTGTTTCTAATAAAAGACGATAATGATAGATTCTTATAATAATCAGAAGTAGATTTTGCCAGTCCTTGCATGGCCTTTGGAATACCACCTTTTATAGGCATTAAACTAGCTAGCATTAATCCATTTTGACCCATATCTGAGTATATCATAGACCTATATTGTCTAGCAAGCTCATCCGAGCCATCGCTAGCGGCTACTGCTGCTTCATTTATTCCAGGTATATCTGATTTAACAATTCCAGTTCTAATAAGCATCTCTAGCGTCTCTCTTTTATGTCTCTCTTGAGATTTATCATACTTCCCAAATTGCGACATTACTTTGTCCATAGTTTCCTTTGGCTCAGATATATGAGATAGAAGTTCTTCGTATGACATCTTAGATATAGCATTCTCTCCAAGTATAGCATCTTGCTTCTCGTTAAAGGCTTGACTAAACTGAGAAAAGAATTCACTATCTCTACTTCTTACAGCAAAAGCAGCGTTAGCTCCAGTAAGAGCTAGAGAAGACAATAATTTAGTTCCAATTGTTGGCTTTTTTGTAGCCAAAGATATAGCAGAATTTAATGCTATTAAGCCGACCTGCCCTTCAAACTCAGACATAGACATCCCACTTGTATTAAGCATCTTGCCCCAATACCAGTCATTTTCTTCTACTTTCTTTGTAGCATATTCAGATGGAGCTCCCCACATCCTAAGATCATTCAAGTCAGTCTTTATGCTTTCTTGTGCATCTTTTGTTTTTTTAGCTAATACCGAGTCAAATTTACCAACCTTTTCTCCAGTATATGAGTGTAGAGACTCCTTTCCGTCAAGCACGTCATCTATGGATGGAATTGTACCATCAAAATCTCCACCAACCTTTGACCAGTTTTTTATTAAGTCCTTGTATTTTGAATAGGCATATTTAGTATCTTCTGGAACCAATGAGTCGTCTATATCAATATAACCTTGTCTTACATCACCAGACGGCATAAACTTATTAACACCAGCTCCGATTAGGCCACCTGCTACAGCTGGAACATATCCCATTGAGAATCTAGTTGCATCAGATAGATTTGATATTAGATCTACCGGCTTATCAATTGCGACATCTGCTGCAGTTTTAAGTGTAAGCCCTCCAAGTATATTGCCAACTGCATTTCCTAGAGATACTTTGCCCATTACAGATATAACAGGAGCAACAGCGGCTGCTACCAATGACGTGCCAACGGTTCTAAATAACCCACTCACCATTCCTTTCATTTGCTCCCACTCAGCATATCCATGAGACGCGCCCATCATCATATCTGCTTTCTCAAGAAAACTAGGCCCTTCTCCTTGCTGCACAGCCCCAGTTAAACTATATATTGTTTTGCCTTTTGATTCTGGGTTCCATGGCTCGTTATTTATGAATGCAGCAGAAACGCTTTTATCTCCACTTTCATATAGAGATTTAAGCCTGGCTTGTTCTGCAGACAGTTCTTCATTTTTTTGAAATAAAGCCTGTGCTTTGGCATTCGACTGCATTTCCCTTGCAAACCTAGCTGCCTTATATAAATCCTCATCAGATTGAACCTCCTTTGATGAGAGCATATCTGATGAATACTTAAACACAGGAAGGTTGTATTTTAACTCTCCTAGAGCATTGTCTATTTCTGTCTGGTTTTTTCCGCCTACAAACGTTCTATATGAATCGGCAAAGAAGTTATAATCATTTCCTTTTTTAGTTTCATTTTCAAGTGGCAGTTTTTTCTGCCCATCTTCTGCGTCTTTTGACTCATCGCGAGCCGCTTTGCGCTTAGGTTCATCTTTAGAGGGGCGCTTGCGCTTAGCCTCTTCGTATTCATTTCTGCGTTTTAGTTCGTCAAGTTCGCTTCTTCCTTGGCCATAAACAGAGCTACGAGACCTAACATATTCGCCAAATCTCGTATCTTCACCCTGCAAAGCCCTTTTAATGTCTTCTCTTGTCATTATTTTGCAATTGTTGTTATTTGTTTATTTTCGTTGCCGAACTGGTCAGCCTGTCAGTTATGGCATTATCTTGTATTTTGGAGTTTGCATGTACTACATACATCTTTCTATCTCCAACTACACCATATAATCCTTTTTCTGTAGATATAGTCTCCTCTGATATATACCCTGCATTCTTAAGTGCTAATATTGTAGTTCCTGATGAAAAGCCTGGCACTGAACTTAAAGCTGCTTCTAATTCCTCTTTTGGTATATACATTAAGTATTGAGCATCTACATCTGCCCCAGTAACTCTAATCTTCCCAGAAGCCTCAGCTAATACTTTGCCATTTAATTTACCGCTAGCTAACGCATTGTTTATTGCGTCTGTAGCTCTATTAATTACAGCAGTCTCTGTAAATTTAGTTTTAGAATTTGATACTGGATTTACAACATTTAATTGATTTGCTGATGATACAGATATCATATCTCTTTGAGACCCAGTAGATTTAACTGTAGCTTTTGTTTTTCCGCCAAGTGAAATGCCAGCATATTCGTTCATAACTAATGGATCTACATATCCAGTTGATGCGTCCTCTACATCTGCAGTCGATAAGAATGGATGTTTCTTTCCATTAATTGTTATCATTCTAGAACTTTGTGTTCCAGCTTTTTCTACTGAATTATTCAACCCTCTTACATTATTCATTATAACTGGTGCGGCAGACCTTATTGCATATGCGTATTGTTTGTCAACTTCAGCGAATTTAGCTTTAGCAGCAGATACTGATTTAGATAGCTCAGCTATCTTACTTGTCGTCTCAGCACTTTTATCCCCAGATGCTTGTAGATAATTTAGGTTTGATTCCTGCTCCTTTATTTGCCCTTCTAATTGTTGTTTTTCTATATTCTTTTCAGCAGCAAGAACTATCTCTGAGCCAACCTGTCCGACTAATTCCGCTCTAGAAGCTCCAGCCTTAAGCAATTCTTCTACTCTAGAGCCAGCTGTCTGTACCAATGATTGACCAAAGTTGTCAGTTGCCATTCCTTTTATAGAGGCCAATACGCTTATTTTTTGCTCTGGGGCATCCTCTTTGTCCTTCATTTTTTCTTCATGAGCTTGTCTTGCGCCAAGTAATGCGAATTGAGTAGACCTGTCATACATAGCCTCCATTCTTCTATTTGGCTTTCCTTCTAATGTAGCTGCTTTTGATGCAGCACCATAAACGGCGTCTTGTATGAATTGAATTTCAGCGCCTGGCTTTATGCCTGTTGGATTTCCTTTCTCGTCTAGCTCATAATACTCCTTAGATGCCCTGCCAGATGACAGTGCCTGCTTTGCGTACAACATAGCAGATGGATCATTCGCAAATTCCAATCCTCTTTCATTTACATAAGACCGTATGTCTTCTGGACTCTGTCCATAATAATCATTCCAATCTCCAGGTGTTGCAGATTTAATTAATTTACTACCCATCCCTTTTATTACCTTTTGGCCCACTGCATCTACATCAAAGTACTCCAACGGCTTTCCAGTGAATATACCATTTTGGAATGTATTATGAGTCTTTATCTGTTCTATCCCAGCCTGACCCCATCTAGGGTCTAGATTCTTTAAATATTCACCATACATAGCTTTTGAGGCCATTGCATTTTTAGCCCCAGATGATGCTGTTGCATTATGAACTAACTGACTAAGCTGAGCCCTTACTTTTGGATTTGCAAGCGAACTCATATCTTTTACATTATTAGCTATAAAGTTTTTTATTGGAGTGATATACTCTTGTTCATATAACTTATTGTCTACGTCTGATAGTGAGCCTAATGCCTCAACAGAGCTTGCTTTCTCAATAGCTGCATATGCTTTTTCCATATCAGCTTCTCTTTTGTCTGCTAATTTATATAGATGCTCAAATTGAATTGGAACATATGTATTTATAAATTTTGCTTGTGCTGGATTATCGTATAAATTAACCATTATGTTGTTGCTGTTTTAGTTGTAGTTTTCTTTTTAAATACAGGCCTCTTAGACGTCATCATTCCAAAGAACTTCTGTCTTTCTGCTTCCGGTAAATTAGCGAATGACGCAAACACTTCTGAGTTTAATATATCTCTTTCTTTCTGATTCTTCATCAATTGCTTATTTTGAGCATAATCAGAGAATTGAGCTAATGCTGCTTTCTTATGTGCTCTAACATTTGCATCAGTCTGCATTCTACTTTTCTGATTTTCTCTAAATACATTAGCATTTCTAGACGCTATCTCATTTGATATTGCCGCAGATTTAGCTCTATATTCATTATTGATATTATCAGCATTAGCAGATATGGCATTTAAATTGTTTAGCCCTGCTGCATACGTAGAAGCTCCAAATGTAGTGCCCGCTCCAGTTCCAGAATTCATAACACGTTGGTTATATCTAGCTATCTGACTTTTCTTTCTAGCATCTTCCACTTGCTTAGACATATTAACCCTCAATGTTGGATTGATTGCAGTTTCGTATCTTGGAGTCTCATATTCAGGTTTAGCTCCAAACCAATTGGCTGCTACAGGCGCTAATGATGCTAAGTTGTATCCAAGCTCGGACGCATAGTCTCCAAATCCTTTATTGAACACTTCTGTTGTCAATCCATTCTCTGCAGTAAACTCTTTTTTAGGCTCTTCAACAGTCGCTGCTTTCTGAGGTTCAACTGCTGCTACTTTAGGCGCAATTGCTGGAGTAGCTACTGCTGGCGTTTCGGCTTGTTTTAAGGCCGTTTCCTGAGCGGCTGGTGCTTGCTGTAGGGTAGAACCTTTTTGAGGAGAAACTGCCGTAGAGGGCTTTAAAATAGGCTTAGTGGACGTATTAGTCATTGGAATCCATGCTGTACCTGTATTATCTAAAGTATATCTATTTTGTTCCCCTGCTGCTGCAGATCTTCGTACTTCTGACAACGGAACCGCCTGTCCTTTAAATACCCAATCAGGGTTATATCCAGGCTGTCCAGCTTTAATTCCTCTATTCATCATTGTATTCCAATCAGACTCTAGTACTCCTGGCACTATACCATTGTACGATGGATTAGCTTGTTGCGCTGATGCTACTTGGGTAGATATAGGCAGCTGCTCTTTATCTGCTCCTAGATTTGTAGTTGCAACTGGGTCTAGCTTGCTAACACCACCTATTCTCATTAATCCATTTTCATCAGCAGTTAAAGCAGCATATATTTTACCGGCTCTTTGCGCCTCATTAAATTTATCTGATATCTCAGGTTTAAACTGAGCATGCCAATTATGTCTTCCGCTCTCGTCTGCACCAGAATAGTACATGCCTTGTTTTGCCATCCTCTCTGCTGTAGCTTTATCAAATGGAAGTTTACTGTACGTAGACAATGGTTCTGTGTAATAATGCGTCCCTCCTGCAAACTTAGGCATAAATTTAGGTTTTGATTTTCCCATATTCTCTATTTGTGTATTCATATTAAGCAATTCAGTTTGCTTCTTTCTATTTATATCGTTAAGCTTCTTAGTGTTATCATTTATTTGTCCACCAAACTTAGCCATCTTGTCGTCAATTTTCTGTACTGCTTCCATTTTAGCTATTGCCTTTGCCGGTGTTAGTTTCTTACCATAAGGAAGCTTGTATGCATTTGAGTATATAGATGTTCCTTCTTGTAATTGTACAGCAAGACTATCATTGTTATTTGGCTCGCCTGGGAATGTTCCAACTCTGCCTGTTATAGGGTCCCTAAACCCTTCTCCATTAGATACTAGTGCATTTGGATTGATTGCCGATGCAACCCCATCTTTATATCCAGGAACTGAATAATTCCTTGGAGAATAAATAGAATTGCGGGACTTGATATTATTTGACGCCATGCTTATTGAGTCTAAATTGCTGTTTATAGATTTCTGGATTACTTTATTGTTGTATTCAGCTTCTTTTTTCTTCTGCATAACTAGTCCAGCTGCTCCTCCTATAACACCTCCAGCTATAGCTCCCCATGGCCCTAATGCAGCTCCAGCTGCAGCTCCTTGCCCAGCCATCCCAAGTGTTGATGTGACGTAGTTTGACAAATCCCCCTCGTCGCCAGAATTGAAATAGGACGCAAGTGTACTAGCGCCTGATACCACATTGCCTACTCCGCCTATAGTACTAGCAGCCCTACTGCCTTCTTTTGTTATAGCGCCATCCATATACCATGGAGTACCATCTTTATATTTTTTTAATTTCTTATTAGTTTTCTTCATTATATTGATGAATATCTAAATTTTGTTTTTATATATGGCAAAGAGAAATATTTTGAATCATGCGTAGTTCTTATAAACTCGTAATTGCATATTATAAATTTGTCCCTCATCCTGTCAGCAAATAAGTCTGATGAAGCTCTTGGGATTGATAATTTATGTGTTCCTTCTCTGTTGTCGAAATCAGAGCTCGTTGATTGCAAGCTACTTTGCTTTGTATTAGTAAACCATGCATATGACGGTGGATTACTATTGTTATTTGTAAAATGCAATTCTACGTTATCAAAAGCCTTTGTTTCCGACGGATTAGTGTTTACAGAGAATGATACAAATTGTATATTATCTCCAACGTTATATCCGCCGTTAATGTTCTTTATCTCGCCTGTTTCATATATCCCATACGTATCTCCATCTAAGTGGAATACTTCAATTGGATTAGAGTCGGCATATGTAGAAAATGCATCTATTTGTTCTGAAAATATTATGCTATTCATTATGTAGTAATTATTTTTTCATCGTCTGTCTCTAAGACATCTCCTGTGTTTGACATCAATCCAAAAGACTCTCTATTAGGAATATATAAATTAGAAAATACAACCTCGGCATGTTTTTTATTCTTCCAAATAAGAGACCTGGTTCCAAATGTATCAGTGCTTTTATTTATATCCGCCTGAACTCCCTTAGTTCTAGATACTTGGTCTATACCGTCTCCAGCAACTCTGAATATAGCATTCCTATCTTTGTCGACCCAATATATCCCACTTTCAGTTGGAAGTAGCCCTTTTATGCTTAATTTAGACAGTCCAGCGCTAGTAGATATGTAGTCGTATCTAGTTAATATGCCTCCTGTTCCAAGCGCTAAATCAGCCCCATCGTCTGATGTTATAAGAGATCTTTCATTTACAGAGACAACGCCAATACCATCTTCTTGGAAATAGTACAATTTATTAAAATGACTTACTATTCTAGTTATTTCTCCAAATTTAGTATCGACATCTATATAATTTGCTGGCTTAAATATAGCCCACGAATCATCTAGTTCGTCGTTGGACTTCTTTTCAGAATTTACTATCCTGCAGTCGTACTTATTGTATTGCTCTTCATTTAGTATATCAGATGTAAATCCAATTGCAGTAGTTTCTGATGAAAATACTGAATCATAATTGTATTGGTCTTTTTGCTGAGCCTTGCTATATTTTACGCCATGGCTAGCTCCTGGAGAATATACTCCTGATAACACCTGTATAACGGTATTGTTTGAGTCCGTGAAAGACACACCGTCATCGTTAAATACATTTATACCTGTTTCCAATGGTATGATGGCAGCGGTTCTAGTACTTTGAGATAAAACTACGTCATTCCACCAGTTATTCTTACTCATCATTGCTTCTGAGCCTACTTTAGTTTGATCGTTTGCAGATGTTATCGTATATTCAAACATTGATATAAACGTATCTCCGCCAAATACAGCCTTGCTTTTAACATCCGAATCGTTAGAGAAATAGTATCCAGTAGATATGTACTCTGAGAACTGCCTGTCCTGGTATGATGGACCACCATAGATTCCTATGTTATTTGCCTTTATATCTACAATATATGTAGTTAATCCAGCTCTTATCTTTGATTCTAATGCACTAAATCTACTATTTAAAGTTCCTGCATTATATTTTCGCATGTGCTCATCAATACCAAATATAGAGGGAATCTCACTTTCTGTATTGATTAGAAGTCCAGCTCCATGCAATCCAGATATTTTAGATCTATTTATTAGAGAAGCTATGTTTGTTGCGCTAGCCCTATTATTTTTGTCGTCATCCCAGAATAGTTCAGCCCTTATTATGTCTGACTTCTCATTTACAACGTAAGGTATTTGACTGGATAATGATTTTGAAAAATTATAAAATAATACTCCCCCCACTGACGTAGAATTAGTATAATCCTGGTGAGCTACAGCTTCTGACGTCTGCGCCGCATAACTAGATTCTAATATATTAAACACAGGCATAGAACTAGCGCTCTGATTGCGCATTATATTGTAACTTTCTATATCATTACTGCTCCTTACTATTGTTTTAAGCTCAGATATATAGCTATCATTTGCAGCAAGATTGGCGTCTCTTGTATTTAAAGATGAATAAAACTTAAATGTTAGTGATGGGTATCCTGAATTAAATAAATCATCTGCAGTCTCTGCGTATATTGGCTTGCTAGTGCTAGTTCCGCCTATATTTAAAATATCACATCCAGGAAATCCGCTTTTATAAGTATATTGATTTGTCCATAGCTGAGGCATATCTCCAAAATTAACCCTAGACAAAAGACCGGTTCCTGATATTAGTACCTTAGGAGAATAGTCTTCTAAAAATGGCGAAGAAAGAGTTAAATCATAAGACTTCTCATTATAGTCATTTTCAGTTATATTTGTTCCTAGCGTTTCAGATGTCATTGAATTCAATACGTCCATTCCTGCTAGGCCTAAAATAAAGAACATCGTATCTTTATATCCAGTAGCCATTAAATCTTCTGTTAAATCAGCTCCAGCATACATTGCTGATGGCCATAAGACAGATTCGTATTCAAACCTAAGATTACTATGCAGGGGAGACCCAATATATGACACGGACTCTCCTCCGCTTAAAGATGTATTACTTGTAGCTGGCGTTATTTTTGGACTAACAACTCTTTCCATTGATAAATACTTCGACGGAATCCTAGCTAATTGTATTGCGAAATCTTCGCCGTAATACGAAACCTCCGGAGAGATAAGCATCTTATTTGTTCTTGAGGAGTAATATGGAGACATGGTTATAGATGCTGAATCGCCTGCTAGTAATCTACCAATCTTAAGAGGGTTTGTATTGTAGAATTCATTGAAACCAAGAGTTTGTGCTCCTGAGAACCCAGAAGAGGTGTATGTATCTGCGACCAGTGGTGCCATTCCATAATTCTCTCCCATAGATATGATTGAGTGTGGCCTTAATGTGTTTAAATTATTTCTGTCATAGTATTTTATGTCATTGTATAATTCGTCGCCTTTTGTAGGATTTGTAAATGTTCCTATTTTCTGCAAGACTCCTTGCGTGTATATAGTCCTATTGTTAACATCTCTCTTACACCTAACTATCTCTATTTTTGCTACTTCAGGTATACTATCTAGATTGGAAAATTCAAATTCAATTCCAAGCGGCTTCACTAATAATTCCTGCTTGTCTAGTCTATTTTTTATCGTAGAATTTACATCATAGTTCGCTAAGAAGTCTTCCGGCATTTCAAACATAGAAGAAGTCCATCTATTAACAGTGTCTTCAAAATATCCTGCTGGAAATCGTATATCAGCTATCCATTTAACATCTGTCTTTCTTCCGTCTTTTGAATAAAATACAGCCCCAAACCTGTATATCTCATCTCTCTTGTAGCTTTGAAGCGCTCCAGATATCAGCCTGTTTGAGTAATCTAATTTACCAGAATGAGCCTCAATTCCAAATTCAGATATATCCTGATACTCAAGAGCTCCATCAGATTTGTTTATCAGAAGGCTATCTACAGTGCTTTGATTTCCGCCTAATCTAACTATCCTATCGTCTATGAATTTATTTGAAGGAGATGCTTCATATGTAGATGTTCTTAATCCTTCTGCTGCTCCAATTAGATATGTATTTACATATTTATAACTTACGTTTGGTCCGCTTCCACCTAGAAATCCATTCTTGTTATATATATATTCTAAGTCTGACCATTTTTCAGTTTCATAAATCTCTCTATGAATACAATCGTGATTATCAGCCAAGGCCATACTGTCTGTAGAAAATATTATAGTCGGGGCATCATTAGAATTATATACAGTCGCTTCTCTATATTTTGCATATACTCCTTCTGATATTTCTATATCGTCGCCTGACGAATAATTAGGGTATATAGCGCTCTTAAATACTATTCTTGAATTTAAATCATCTACACTATCAACTATTATAAATGAATCATTTCCATCAATTAAAGTAAGTATATCCCATTCTTTTACCAAATCAGACAATACCATCCCTGCTTCTGGAATTATATTTATAGCATTATACAAGTAACCACTAGTTGTACTAAATTGTCTTACATATCCAGCCTCTACTATGATTGCATCTTCATATTCTGTATTGCTAAATTGGTATGCCCTAGTATCATAGTCTACATCAAACTCTATATCAGATATATTAGCAGCAAATAATATATTATCTTTTGAGTCTATATATTTTGCCGAGAAAAATGAAATTCCTATTTGTGCGAATTCTTCTATTGTTAACTCCTGTAAATAAGAAGTCCCATAGTCATTAAATATCAATTGCGTTCCTGTGATATCCAATACCTTTGTATCTAGTATTAGTGATATCTTTGGAGTGGACGAGTAATTATCATAATAAATAGAATACAATTTGATTCTGTTAAATCCAGTTAACTCTGTTTTATCTATCTTTAATTTAACTCCTAGCCCAGAATTTGGCTGTCCATCGTCAACTAATAATATCTCATTAGTTCCTTCTTCTTTTAAATCTACAATCTTACTTGCAGATGACATAACTGAAGATGACCCTGATTCATTAGTTCCTCTATATACATATTGAATTCTACCTCTATTTAACTTGCCACTTGTTATCTCAGATATTATAGGAGCAGATAAATTTGATGCTGGTATAATATTTATAGATGATTCAGGAGTAATAGTTATTGTTGGCTTATCATTTGATGGAGCTACATTATAGGATTTTATTTGACCAACTCCGTCAGTCCAATATAATCTAATGTTGTCGTCGTCCTCATATCTCAATACAGTAGACACTTTTGGTTGTACAACATAGTCCACCTTTAATATTTTCTTAGATACGAGCGATTCTCCAGATTTAGAAATCCTATAGATATATGTGTATGAAGAGTCTGTTGTAAACACTACTGCTATATCCCTAACAGAGTCAGAATGCACTATAGTAGACTCATCAAACGCATCATTTAAGCTAACGATCTCATCTTCTAGAGGAGACATTGCTCCAAAAGAACTAGACGAATCAGGAGATATGCGAATATTTTCTGCATGTATATATGAATTAGCCTTAGATGATGAGACATCAACATCTGGATTCATACCTCCAGTGAACGTATTTATTTGTTCGGATCCTATTTTGCTTTGCATAATTATCTATTTTTATTGTATACTACTTCTCTGCTAGATATATTGCTATAGAAATCATTGTCTGCAGTCATATCTGGAAGTAATCTGTTCCACACATTCTTTATGGTTTCCATTTCATCCTGGTTTGGCATCATTGATTCAGCATAAGCCTGTTTGCAATAGAACGCCCAAGATGTCTTGGCGTCAATATATATATCAGTCCTAATCTTTCCGCTTCTCCATTCCGGGTACGACAACTTCATTACTATATACCAATATACTGCCTCTATATAAGAAAGCTTATCTGGTATCATTAGAAATCCATTCTCGTCTGTTATTTGCCTGTCGTAGCTTAATTTTAAGTATCCAGACGAAACATTGGTGTTTATGTATCCAGGTTTAATTGAATATACTAAATTGGAATTATCTACCTTAGTATTGTTTCCTGTATTTCTCTTGATCATATTTGACAAGAGGGTTCTTACATTCTGGTTTGTATTAAGTATCTCGAGAGCCTTCTCATAGTCTACTTTAGAAAACCATGCATATACAGGATTCTCTTCGTATTTTTGATACAGTATTTTAACCATCTCTATCATGTCTGCATCTTTTACTACCATGTCCGATACGTCGTATGGGCTTGTTCCTGATTCAGACCATTTATTGAATGATGATTGTGATACCTTCATTGGAAACCATGGGCCATTAGTTGATGTGCTGTAACCTACTTGATTTAAACGGAAAAGGCCAAACGGTAATTTCGCTTGGCTATTCTTTATCTCTAGGTATTCTTCTCCATCTACACCAGACACTGCTCTCTCTAGCTGCTTAACTGAGCCTATCTTTTCGACAGCCTCGCTAGCCCATTCAATCATATCTGCTATGCGCTGTGGATCTTCTTTTATGTCTAGGTCAGCAAGTACTTTTGATATAACTTGCATAACGCTAATTGTATTATAAATCATATTAGTATTCTAAATAATCTGTTCTATTTTCTTTTATTGATTTCGCCAGTTCTCTTTTATTTTGTCTAGACATTATTAGTTCATACATATTGACATATGCAGCTCTAGAGTCTTTCTTTCTCCATCTAAACATATAATTAAACCCATTTGAGTGCTCGTTTAAATGAAGTACAGTCTTGCCTAAATCCTTTGTAGCCTTAAAGTCTACTCTAAGCCTTTCTCTGACATGTCTAGTTATCTTTCTTTTCCCAACAAATATAGACCCAACAGAGTATAGTGGAGTGAAGATTGCGCCCCTGTCGATTATAGTACTAGATATATGTTTCATATAATCCTTAAGTATATCTCTAAAAATCTTCAGTGTTACTTTATATCTTTTGCCTGCTCCAATATACTCTTTGAACTCTACATACATGTCAGTCTCAGTAAGTATTTTATTTGTTGGCTTGTATATTTGTGTCATCCTTAGCATTATTTGTATCATCAGCAACTAGCATATGCCTAATCTCTTTTTGGATTATCATATCCTTCATTGGAGGTATCATATTTGCAGGCATCGGATATACGTCATCTGCACTAAATCCAGATATATCAAATGGATTAACAGCTATTAATGCTACATTTACACTTTCAATTAATCCAGGACCAGATACATAAATATATTTACCTTTAATATATGATATATATTCTGATGATGTATATCGTCTGTCTTGCTGTATCATAGCTCTTCGTTCTGTTGAGAATTGTATCTCATTGCCAAAAGAATCTCTTACATCAACTATGCCGCTTCTAAAGTGGAAGTCTATAGTTTCTGGTATAGTAGTAGTGCTTTTTAAGACGTTATTTCTACCTACCCCTATTCTATGTTGAGACAGCTCAACGCTGTTTAGATATTGGATATATTGGTTGTTTATATCCCTATTCTTATCTATATCTTGCTTAAGCAGAACGGCTCTATATTGGATAATCCACTGTTCTATTTGATTCCTAGATAGCTGCTCACTCTCAGATATATTCCCTCGATTTATTTCAAGTAATATATCGTCTATTATTGTGTTAATAGTATTATATTTCATGATGTATTATCATTTTTTAGGCGACTTGCACCCAGATTTCTTAGTTGTCCTTTTCATATTGTAACTAATGTATTTAGTAGCGTAGAATGAGCGTAGATGCTATTTTAAAGCAATTTAAGCCACTTTCTATGTAATATAGTATAAATGTATCAATTGAATATATCGTGGCTTATATGAGCTTTAAATGATAAAATACAAAGTAATACCTGCAAACATCCTAAAGCCTAAATCTATCCAGCCAAACCTAGATCCTTGCCAAACATTAAGCAGCTCGTTGAGCCAGCTGAAAAGGCCAGGTAAAGCTATTATTATCAACTTATCTATCTCTGCATGATCTAGGTATATTCTCAATCCAACAAACGCAAGAGCTGTTCCTGCTACGATATCAAATAGATTGTCATGTGATAGTTTGTGTTTAAGTTGCCTAACTTTATTTATTATATCAACAATATACTGCTTTAACTTACTCATACTATGCTGCCTGCTTAGTTGTTATTAAGTCACTTCCAAGGCTATCTATTTCGTAGTGGTAACCTATAGTGCTTATTGCTACATTAGATCCATATGTATCAAGAGGATCTGCACCAAGCCTAAAGAATCTAAAGTGAAATTGAGATCCTAATTCATTTGGAGCTACTATATCATTAAATGCTACAGATTGTTTTGACCACGCAGTACCATTTGTAGTATATGTTTTATATGTTATACTAGATGTCGTGACTGCTTGACCTTCTTTAGTGAAGAAGTATTCAAGGCCAAGTCTAACATCGCCTACAGATGTGGTAGTCGCGTATGTATGACAGTGAAATGATATCTTTACAGCTGTGCCAGTTCCTGAGTTTATTTTAGCTTGATGTGGTATCTCTCTACATGCCTCGACTTCATCTGTTTGCGATGGAGAGAATGCAGCTATACCAATTGTTGTATTTGCAAATAGTATTCTAGAGGGAGCAGAGCCGCCTCCAGTAAGTGTAGTTGGATCGAGATTATCATCATCCCATTGTGTAGCGTTACCATATAAATGCACTCCATCAGTGTCGATCTGAGCCCTGTCAGTATCATTACCGGCAAATACACTTATAGATGATTTTATTCTGCCGACAACGTCTATTTTTTCTGTTGGGTTTAGAGTTCCAAACCCGTGATTTCCTGCCATAACTATTTATTATAATCTTTTTTGAATGTGTCCATCATTGACCCTGCAATTAAGGATACCTCTGACACCATTATCAATAGTAAAATTAACAGCAATTAATTGATAAGTATCGCCTTCTTTTAATACAGGCTTAATTGAATCATAAGCAGCTTGAGCAAGAACCACATCAGCTTCATCAGCTACTAATTCTCTTTCTGCTTTAATTCTATCCATCAAAGTTTTTTTAACTACTTTATCTGTTTCAGAAGTACTTCTTAGCAATTCCTTTTCTTCTTGGGTTAGTGTTACTTGTTTAATTTCTACCCAATTATTTTCCGTTGTTGATTGTAAGTTTTTCATACTGTTTTATTTTATATGTTATTAAATATTTACTGCTGCATTTGTTCCGTCTATACAGTATATAATCCTACCACCTGCTGTTGGAGTTGGAAATGTACTACCTGATTTACAATAGTAAAGTCGTGCTGTTGCTGTAATTTCTCCTGAACTTCCAAATGATTGAGTACCACCAATACAATTATTAAAAGTGCCGAGCGCATTGCCGAAAGACCCGAATGCACCGCTACCACCTATACAATTAGCAAGAATACCCGAGCAGGCTCCATAAGCACCAAATGAATCATCACCTCCTATACAACTACTAAATACTCCTGATGCAGTACCATTACTACCAAATGAGGTATCACCACCTGTACAATTATTAAATGTACCATCAGCAGTACCACCACTACCAAATGAATAATCACCACCTGTGCAATTATTAAAAGTACCTGATGCATAACCAGCATAACCACCAAATGAACCATAATAACCTGTGCAATCTTTAAAAGTACCTGATGCAGTATTACCACAACCAAATGAATAATCACCACCTTTACAATTTATAAAAATACCTGATGCAGTACCACTACTACCAAATGAATAATCACCACCTGTGCAATTATTAAAAGTACCTGATGCTGTACCATAACTACCAAATGTACATAAACCACCTATACAATTATTGAATGTACCTGAAACAGTACCTTCACTCCCAAATGAAAGATAACCGCCTATGCAATTAGTACAAGTCAAGTAATCAAGACTATCGGCTATATAAAAAGTGTTACTACCACAATTAACACCCTTTAAAAGCGTATTATCAGCAGTTACTTTTATTCCATAAATATAATCATACTCTGTATTTTCTTCTGTACTACCTATAAACACATCAGCTTCACCTGTAAGTGATACTAAATCAATATAAGGTGCATCATGAACAAATGCAGTCGCACCAAATTCATACTTACCAGGAGCTATTATTACAGTAATCTTATTTCCTAATGCTGGAGACATTGTCTTAGCTGCATTATAAACAGCTTGTAATTCTGCTGCATTTTGGATATTGGAGCCTTCGCCTTTTACATAAACAGCAGATGATCCGTCCTTAAGAGCAGTAATCAGTATATCGTTAAGTGTTTTTCCTACAGTTGCGTCTAGCGCCTTGCCTGGAACTGTCTCTGTCAGCGATGTAGAGAGTTCTATTGTTGAGCCTCCACCGCCTGAGGCCTTAACGAAAAAATCTGCTACAGCTGTTATTAAAGCGCTTATGCTTGCATACGAATCCCCTGACTCATCTAATACATCTTCTATTAGTATACTTTGTTCAAATACCGTAGAGCCATCTGGTCTGTAAAATTGTATAGAACCACCTCCTTGTATGTTCATAGAGAATGAACCAGCTGGAACTATTTTATCATCAAGAATAAACAGACCGGTCGTACTTGATTTATAAAAATTTATTTGCATTATATTATATTTTTATTATATAAATTAATTATAGACTTTGCAATAGAATTAGCTAGTCTGTTATTGTATTCTTCATTTAGAAGTATTGATACGTCTTCTTTGTTGTCTTGGAATAACCATTCAATAAGAACTGCCGGACATTTAGCTTTTACTATTACAGTAAAGTTCTCTTCTATATCCATGTCTTTATCTGACATATCAGTTCTTGCTTTTAATTCAGGAAAATCTGCTTTAAAATTAACCATTAATTCTTCTGCTACATCGTCTGATTTAGTATCTCCCTTTGTAGTGTATACGCTAAATCCCCTAGCATTCATCCATTCAGCACCACTTCCGGCAGCATTTGAATGCAAAGATATTAATACCTTCCTAGTTCCTGCTATATTGTTTGCCATCTCTGCTCTATTAGATAATCCTATCTCTTTGTTTGAAGCATTAGAAGACATAACTCTAAATCCATTATCATCCAATATATCTCCAATCAATATAATCATCTCTCTAGACCACTTATACTCTCTAAATCTTCCATCTGGACTACGCTTGCCAGGAGTTTCTTCTCCGTGAGCAGGATCCAATATTACTACTAGTTCTTTTCTATTACTCATGTTTTATTACTATTGCGTCTGTAACTTTAATTAATTTGTTGGTATTATCTATAGTGTATCTTTCAACATCATGCTTCTTGTAGTCTAGTCTTAATAGCCTTTTGCACCAGTTGTCATACACATTCACATACTCCCTGGAAGTGTAAACGTTTAAAACCTGAGTATTGTTGACAGATAATTCACCAGAAAGTAAACTTTTTTCAATTTTTATCCTAACACTAGTCAATTCGTTGTAAACAAGGGTAGTGTCTACCTTAATTTCCACTGGAACCGGTATCAAAACCTCAACGGTGTCATGTATAACTGTAGTCACCCCAGTAGAGACGTCACCAGGCTTGTTTGGAGGCGTTTTGCGGGACTTTTTCAGAGAATCTATAGTATTTATCATCTCATTATTAGACTGTCTTAAATCGTCTCTATTCAAGCGTAGGACCCTGTTCTCTTCAAAGTATCCATTGGCTACATTCTGGAATGCAACGGCATTGCTTTTATACCTCTCTTTATTAATCTTTTCCTCTTCGTACTTCTTCTGTATTATGCCATTATACACAAAAAGCGCACTACTAATCAATAGCAATGCGCCTGTTAGTATGGCTACATATTTGCCTTTCATACTATTATTTTTTTGTTTTTGTATTTTTTGCTAAATCAACCCTAAGGTCGGCTATAGAAGAAGATAACTTGTTTAGCGTTTCAAGTATCCTTAAGTGGTCTTCTCTATTATCCATCTTGTCTGATTGCATCATATCCTTTATCTCCTTTATCTCTAGCTTATTAACCATCTTATGATCTTCCATATCGCGTCTAATTGCAAGAACGTCTTTTATTATCTCAGCGATTCTTACGTTGAAGTTAGTATATATAGTGGCAAGTCCTCCAAGCCATGTAACGAGTAACACTCCTAGTGTTATTAAATCTTTAGTCTCCATCAATTCTAATATGGTGTTCATTGTATGTTAGTATTTGTAGTATCTTTTGTTGGCTTTAATCTTTTTGTGACTAATAATGATGTACCGAGTGTAGCCAGCCCTAGGCTTTGTAGCATTGCGTCTCCAGAGTTTCCGTATTTTAAATATCCAAGCACTCCAAAGCAGAAGCATATTGAACCTACTAGAACTAGCCATAGTCCTGCAACAGCAGTAGCACTAGTTTTTCCGTTTTGACTAGATAGCATTTGTGGGATACTAATTTCATTTATATCTACCTTGTTCATATGCATTATTATATATATTATTTTATATTAAATTCTAATGCTGTTAGACGTGCTTCAATACCAGCTGCAATAAAAGCTAAAAGTTCAGTATATCTAAATGAATAACTATTACCTGCAACTGTAATTTGTTCTTGATGGGATACTTCTTCTACTGCTGGAACTTCAGGATGATTAATTACAATGGGATTGCCTTCGTCATCTGTTCCAATTTCTTCAGAATAAGCAGCTTGATATTCTTCTGCTTGAACATCAATTACAGTTTTAAATTCATCTTGCCATTCATCATAACATATAAAACCATAATCAAAAGGATCAAGATTATTAGCTGTCATAATTTCAATTGCTCGTTGAACAGTCATACCTATATGTTTACGAGCTTTATCACCTTTTTCGGCAATTGCTGATAACCATTTATATGTTCCCATTTCTTTAGACAATTGCTTAGCGGCATTAAGTTCATCTTGTGTTAATGCAGATATTATGGTTTTCTTTCTACTATCTGAAGCATTTATAGAACTATCTATAGCCCAAACGTCTTTCCAAGCATTGAAGCTACTACCTAAAGAATAAAAATTATTAATATTAGGTTTTAAACTTGAATTAAAATAAACAGAATTATCTTTGTTTTGTTCTATGTAACCATCTATATTAATAATAGGATAATTATTAGCTGTATTTCTTATAATAGTTACAGTAACATTATTATCATAATTAACTTTGTAATCAGTTGATATATTAGAAACTACACTACCAACATTTATGGTATGTACATTATATAAACTTCCAATAGCTCCTGTTTCAACAACACCGTTTACGGCATAATCTACAGTCGTTACAGTAAAAGGAGATGTAGGTAATGTTTGTGTTACTCTAATTGTATCTCCTATATTCAACGTATCTGCATTACTAGTATTTATAACTTTTATCGCAGTAGGGTCTTGCGCATCCCGCTCTATAGGATTCCACGGACCTTGTGTTATTACACTGTTTGTAGGTATTACAAATGATTCATCTGAATTGTTAGTCGTATTATTGTAAGTACTTATTATATTTAATGTATATACATCATCTGTCCCATCATAAGATATGGAATTATATGTTAATTCTCTATTTCCAATATAAATATCATCTGTTGTATTATTTGCGGTTATAGCTCTAAATAAAGAGTCTGCTCCACTTATGACAAGTGTTCCTGTTCCATTTGTTATTGTACATTCTATAAATGGAGTAGAATTAGGTGTGTGTACATGATTTAATACAGTTGGTGCGTTTAATTTGCTATTTAAACTATCAGCAAATACCTTACCTTTTAAATGTGTTTCAATAATCGAATCATTACCTAAAACAACTGTATTATTACCTTTACCTATAGCAGTTTTACCTATAACTATTTCATTAATACTATTTTCAGATTTTGATTTAGTTTCTCTACCTATAAAAATAGAATCATTAGATTGGTTTAAACCATTAGAATCCCCGTTTGTCATTTTTCCAGCATGTTCACCTATAGCTATATTATATAATGAACTTTCACTATTAACTGATAGTTGTCTTAAAGCTTGATTTCCAATAGCAACATTACTATTAGTATTTCTATAACTAAATCCTAAAGCATCGGCACCTAAAGCTATATTTGCATTACCTGTTTCATTATATCTCATAACTCCCCAACCTAATGCTATATTTTGTTTACCTGTAGTATTATTAGACATACCTAAATATCCTAATACTATATTTCCAAAATTATTACCACCTATTGCATTAGTTATATCATTTTTTGTAAGTAAAGAATTATAACCTATAGCTATATTTTCACCATATTGTGAAAGTAAATTTCTTTTTACAAACTCTGTAGTTGCAACTTTAGTTGATACATCAGATAATAATTGAGTATCAGTAGTAACCCCACCAATAAGACCAGCTAAAGATATTGATTTTGTAGATATTATTGTTAAATCTTTTATTGTTTCAATTCCAGCATCAACGGTTACACTACCAGTAAATGTTGGGTTAGCTAGCGGGGCATAATTATTTGCTCCTCCGGCTGGATTTGCTATAGGTGCGCGTGATGTAGATAGGCCTGTTATTTTATCGTCAAGAACCTTCCCTTGTCTTCCATCTAACACGTATCCTTCAGTAGTGGTAGTTAAATTATTGGCAGATTTAACTAAGTTGCTGTATTTTATTTTGCTAGTTCTTGAGCTAGCTCCATCAATAACAGGTGCATACGTCGTACTCGATGTTGATGTTATTTCTGGTAGGTCTTGTATTTTTACGTAATTCATATTATAATTGTAAAATGTTGTTATTGCTGGTTAATAAGATATTGTATTCATCTGTGTAAAATACTGCTTCTTCTGAGTATTTGATTGGCGTTATGTCTATATTTTTTATTAGATTGTGCTTTGTATTTTTACTTAATCCTACTAGTTTTATGTCGCTGTATAATCCAGCATATTCTCTAGTTTTGTCAAGTACCTTTGATACGTCAATAAGAAGTATTATGTTTGATGCATCTGAAATCTTATATCTTGAATTGAATTTGATATTATCTAATGCCTCAATGCTCATCGTGATTGTATTTTCTTTTGAATTTTTCATCTTATTATCTAGGATTAAATGTTATATATATCTTTTTCATTTCCAAATAAAACAATGTAGCATCCTCTATATAACCAAGACTTATTGCGTTAAGCATGGCAGATTCAAGAAATAAAAATCTAAGCATTCTTTTTGTATTCAAATCATTCATCTCAGATTTGTAGATGTCTAATTTGTATGAATAAAATTCATTATCATTATAGATATATGATATGTAGGTTTCTCCGTCTATTGTAACATCAACCTCTATTATACCACTAACTTCGAAGTCTTGATAATCTACATCGTCTTTAGCAATGTCGCTTTCTATATCTATTGATATAAGAAGAGTGTCATTACTGGTGCTGTCGATATAGGTTGTTGGCGTTACGGTATACGTCTCCTCTGAATTAGAATAAGATTTTTTAATCTTAACCATATCAACCCTATCTATAAAATTCTCAGATATTTCAGTATTAGTATCTTTTAACTGGATATATATCAACCCAGACTCGTATGAGTATTTTGTGTTTTCTAAAATTACCATAACTAATGTGTTTAAAAAGAAACAGGGCCGAAGCCCTGTCCTTTAATATTAAGCTTCTTCTAAAGCGGTTATTCTAGCATCAATACCAGAATCCAACCATACTTCTAATGCAGCATTTAAATCTGTAGCTTTTGAGCCAGACGATGCATCGTTCTGTACATAGATTTCAGCAGCTAAATCTGTTGATTTAACATATTGATTATCTGGAGATTGATAAGACTTAGCATATTCTATAACCAATTCGTCATATGATTTAGACAGGTCTACTGTTAATTCAGGTTTGATGATTGGCCAAGTTGTACGGAAAGTAATTCCTTTGTATCCAAGAGCAGCTTGTTCACGGTCTCTAACTACGAAAGCATTTCCTTTGCCAGGCTTGCTAGCTGTAGTAGCAACTGTAACTCCAGTTGCTGTATATGCAGAAGATCCAAGTCCACCGGCTGGATTACTAGAATACACAAACACTTTCATCTGAACTTGAGAATAAGGAGTAATTGCTTCTTTTGTAGCGATTCCAGCTTCTGGGCCATCAACAACTTTTGCAGTCAATGTTAATTGGTCTGGAGATGCGCTATAAGATGCGGTAACACGAGCTCCTTTATGAGCATTTATAATGGTCTCGAATGCAGTAGCAAGAGTGTCTACGTTTGTAGAGGTTGCGATATGCTCATAAGTATGAGTAAATTGTCCTGGATGTTCGTAAAGATCTGTATATACAATACGGATAACATAACGATGTCCAACTGTAATTGAAGCGGCGGTAAAGTCAAGTACTGAACTAGCTTCTGTTTTTGCAACATTGGCAGTATATACTTTGCTTGTTAATCCTTTTTTAGTGATTATACCTGTTTTTACGATTGTAGCGTTTACATCGGCTGAACCAACAGCTTTAACATAACCTAATTGGATGTTTTCGTAGTCAGCAGCATCTGCGATTGCAACAGGAGCGCCTGTAGCGGCATTTACCAATACAACGTCACCAACAACTAATGTAGAACCAGCAGCGTTAACTTTCTTTCCAACGAATACTGTATTTGGTTTTTGTAACATAATTTTTGTTTTTTATTTAATTAATATTTAGTCGACTCAGTTTATTAATTAATCGTTTAGTTCTTCTACTTTCTTATTTCAGATTTCCTCGTCGATACTAAACTGAGTTTTTACCCAATTGCTTGGGTCTCTGCTGAATAGGTTTGATACCTTGAATCAGCAATATTTTCTATAGCCGCCTTAGTGGCCATTGAAATAATCTCATCCCATGCGTGATCTGGAACAGATATTAGCTGGTAAGTATTCTTGTCATTGACTTGAGAATGCCAATCAACCTCTACTGGGCTTGAGATGTAATTTATAACATACTTATCTATAGAGTAATTCCCATCTGTAAATAAGTATATCTTGCTATTCATGTAGACACGTATTGGTCTAGCATATGAATGGTTTAATTTGTGTTCGGATAAACTATTATTTAGAGTAGAATCTAAGTTTTCTATGGTTCTTTCAAACACATCAACCTTTCTAGGTATTGCTACATTCAAACTGGTTTTAGGCCATTCTGAATCAGTTGACGTTATATAAGCAGATTCTCCAACTCCAATCCAATAGTCAGACGGATAGTCTGCTATGTATTGATTGCCAGATACAGTCATTGATGCTTTTAATATCTCAGCAGTCTTGACAACCTTTCTGAAGTCATCACTCTTGAGTTGATTTTGCTGAAATGAACCTCCAACAGCACTAACCCCAGAGTATTTCCTTTTATAAAAACGCTTAATAGCTGTGTTTATAAAGTAATCTATCTCTTCAGGAAGAAAAGATGGATATCCAGATACATTAGACTTATCTAACTCTAATTTTATATATAAGTGCAGTTGTGATAATGTCATTATTTACTTTCTAAATCGTTCATAATTGCAAGTTTTAGGTCTTGATTCTTTTTATCATTTAAATGAACAATGGTATCATCCATAGAATTTCCTATAACTTCCGTTCCGTAATAGTATATATTTCTAGAGCGCCTGATTATATTTTTAGATATAGCAGCCTCGATTATATACTCTGTTTCTTTTGTTTTGTTGTCTACCCATTTAGCAAAGAATTTATCAGGTTCTTTCTCTACGAAGTCATAAGTTCTATTCTCTATGAGTTCATTAGATAATCCATCTGATTTAATACCAAGTAGTCGTAAACATTTTCTCATGTCATTGATAGACATTTTATCAAACTCTTTAATAGCCTCTCTTCGTCTACGAGAAGATTTGTTAGCTTCTTGAGCTTCAATTTCTTTATTTATAAGAACCCATGTAGCTCCTGGATTTGAATCGCTAATGCTATTCGCAACCTTGCTATGATTCTTTAAAAACAAATATTGCAATTCATCCCACGGCATTTCAGTGTTAAGGACTAATTCTTTATTTGTTATCTTAACAGCGAACGTATTCCAATATTTACTATATGGAAGTAATGTTCCAGGTGTTAAGTGAAGTGCTGCTTCAAGTCTTTCAGAGTCTTCTTTCTCTAATCCAGTATGTGCATTTCCAGATCTAGATAATAGTGGACTAATATAGTCAAAGCATCCTTTATATTTTGTAACGCCAGCCCATGGGTCTTTGCGTTTGTGTCTAAGTGTTACTATCATTTATATTTTATTTATAAGATTAGTTTTACATAAGATGGCAATATGCCATATTGTAATATGCGGCAGAACCAACCACCGCATATATATTTTATTTATTACTCTGCAATGTCCATGATTAACTCACCGCAAGCGCGTGGGTCACGTACCATGATACCGCATTCACCTAAGAAGTGTACAGAATATCCGTCTTTAGCGTTAGAGCGTAAAGTACTGATAGACTTAGCGTATCCAGCTCCAGGGGTTACAGAACCACCAGTATGCCAGATAGACAACTCACGTTCTTTACGTACAACTTTTACGATGTTGGCTTCACCATCACGGGTTCCAAAATCTAAGAAAGTGAAACGATAAGACTCAAGTGGTTTACCAGTAACTGGATGTAACTTACGGTTGTGGATAATATCGTCATACAAAGGCATATGGCGAACTGTAAGCTCAATACCATTAGTCATTCTGTATGTGGTAAATTGACCACCAAGGATTAACTGTTGTCCAGCGCCTGTAATGAATTTAGAGTCAACAACTGTATAAGCTGCAACTTTTTCTTTCAATACACGGTCGAACTCACGCATACCCATCTCGCCAGTGAAGGCTACGAATTTACGTTCAGAAGCACCCAACATATTATAAGACATATCAAATAAGAAGTCTTCAAGTAAGTCTGCGCTCAACTGAGTATAGTAACGACGGTTAGCAGGAGCAATCTGTTGTAACAATCCGGCGCCAATATAAACTGGACGTCCGTTTGTACCCATAAGGTCTGTAGTACCATCTGAATTAGCATTGTATTTAGAATATACTAATTGACGTTCCATACGTTTGTTCCACTCACGCATGGCTTTCCATTCCTGGAAGTCAGACCACAAGTAAGTAGTTTTTCCTGATTTAGGATCTTTCAAACCAACTGCTAATACAGTGCTGTATGCAGAACCGGTGATGTCATAAGACAAACGGTGAGTAGTCAAGTGGTTTTTCAACTCAATATGAGTATTGTAGTTGATGATATCTGCTTCTTCAGAATACTCTTCGTATGCAGAACCAAGACGAGATACTTGACATCCGGCTTGTAAATATTGATAAGGAACATAAGAATCGGCTTGACCGTCAGCAATAAAGCAAGTGTAAACCCACTCGTTGCCATCCTGATAAGGAGTGCCGGCTACGCGTAATTGATATTCTTTGTCGTCAAGTTCGATTATAGCACCTGGACCAAACCATTTATCTTCAACAGATAGCATGATAGGAGTGTTGCCAAGACCTGCCTTAGAATTTGAATCTACTGCAGCACCATTCCATTTCGCAGAGCGAATTGTTACAGCACGGTCTGAATCGATCATAACTTTCCAACGATATTCGCGTTGGTCGATAGTCATTTTTTTGCCCATACCTCCTGTTAAGAAGTCAAGTACAGAGCTGTACCCCTGATCCATTGCACCAAACACGTAGGATACTACGCCGGCAACTTCATGAGGTTTTGTAAGTAATGCATTGGCTAACATATTCTCATCCACAAGGTCAGAGAACCATTTTCCTTTATACATTACCAAGTCATTAAGAATTGAATTTTCCATATAAAACTGATTAATTAATTGGCCAATTATATTATGCCAGTAGTGATTTTGAGGCTAAGGTCCATAGTGGTGCACTAGCTCCGGTACTTATTGGCTGTTTAGACTTTCCAAGCCCAGTCGTCTTTATCGCCTGTCTGAATTTATCAGTGGCGGTTGTTTCTCCACTTTTTTTCGCGGAGTTTAATAGTGAGTCGCCCTTCATAGTGAAGTATGCGGACTCTATTAAGTTTTTAGTAGATTTGGCGTAGTCCTTTTGATATTTAGTTCTACCGTCAGATTCTACATTAAATAGATAATTGGTCAAGGCTTTTTTATCTTCTTTTGGTATTTTAATACCGCGAACATTGTCCATAGCCTCTATTTCACTCATAACGGTGTCAACAAACTTTTGTTGTTCCTGTTCTGCGAGAGCTCTACTTTTCTTCTGTTCTTCTAATAGCGTTTTCTTGTCTTCTTGAGCCATCTCTTTTAGAGACTCAATTGCGTCTTTTGCCTCGTCTTCTAGAATTTCAGCATCTTCATACTTCTCTAGCTTTCTTGATATTTGAGCTTCCGAGAAACCTTTCTTTGATAAGAATTCGCTAACTACTCGTTTTTGCATATACTCATTAGATGTGTCTATGTTATCATAGTCGAATTCACCGGAAGCCTTGATAAAGTCCTCCATCTTTCCACCGTTTCTAACGAATTCATCAAGAGCTGCTACATCATCATTAGCGTATTGAGGTTTTGAGTTCTCAGATATAACGTCCTTAAAGTATTCTATAAGCTCCTCTGGAGTCTTTGGTTTTGCCTCAGCGTCAATATCTTCCCACCCAGCAGCCTCTGCTATCGCATCAAAGAATAAAGCAGTAGCCTCATCTCCTGTTTCAGCAGGCTCATCTTCTTCTGTAGATATCTTTTCTTCTGGTTCATCATCGTCATCCTTGTCTGGCTCTATATCCAAATCATCCGGAGTCATATCTGGCTCATCACCTGATGGAAGCCTATCTAGCTTTTCGCTATATTTAACATTTCCATTCTCATCTATCTCTGGCTCGTTTCCTCCGCCTAATACTTTCTCTGGGTCAATACCTTCGTTCGATATCTCTTCGAATATGGCAGAAAATCCATTTAGTGTATCTTTCATAATTTAATCTATTTAAATTTATTTCTCGCCAGAAACCTTATTAGCTCTAGCTGTTTTTGCTTTTAATTGTTCTCTTTTGTAGGCTGCATCATCTTTGGCTTTTTGAAGAACCTTGGCTTGCTCTACCTTGTATCTTTCAAGATTAAGTTTTGATTTCTCAATCTCTACCTTAGCTTGCTCTGCCTTCTCAGATGCGGCTACTTTTCTTTTTTCTATATCTATCTTAGCAGATTCAGCTCTCATTTTCTCTGACGCTTGCATAGCCTTATCAGCTATATCTGCATTCATTTGAGTTTGTTTTATGGCTAGATTTCCAAGTTCTATTGGATCTGGAACTCCATTCATATCTGCATCTAAATCCTCAGCGCCTCTATATGCGTTAAGCTGGGCAACATATATTCTAGTCTGATTATCAGTATCTATCTTATATTTCTCCATATCAAGCTCAGCAGACCTAAGCTGCATTTCAACTTGCTTGGCTTCGTTTTGGGCTTGTATAAGCTGCATTTGTCTATCATTCTCAGCTTGATTAGCCTGCTCTTGCAATTGCATCCTTTTCTCTTCAATGCGCTTCAACGCTTGCTTCATCTCTGTAATATTATCAAGAGTTATAATCTCGGCAATATCAAGAAGCGTAGCTCCGTTCTGCATCGCAGGTTGATAAAGGCTTTTAACCATTTCAAGGTTTTGCATCTCTTTAGTTGAATCTACAACAAATATATCCATATCTTCATAGAAGAATGGCTCCTCTAATTCAAGGAATGTCCTTGTGGAATCATCAAGTATGTAATGTAATTTAGTCTTACCTGAATCTCTCCATGCCTCTTTAGCTGTATTTATAAGCCCTTTTAAGACGTTCTTTTTACATTGGCTATGGGTCCAGAATAACGATTCAGTTATATATGCGGACTGCTGTACAGAGCGTTCAACATTTCCAACAAGCTCGCTACTTGATATAGAACCTTGTCTTTGCCTAGTTACACCAGATATTTCTGATATCATATCTTCTATCTTAGACATAAGATTGACGTACTCTCCAATAACATTAGACATTGTTAAGTCCACTGCAGCTATCTGATTAAAGCCACTAGCCCTACCTCCTTCTCTGCCTGGAATATCATATCCATTGTCGTATGGATTAATAAAGTTAACACCTACTGCAGATAAATAGTGCATCCATTTTGCTGGATCTATATTCATGTCCTTAGGTATCTGCGTTATGTCCATATTAAGTACCTTACCTTTATCTCTAGCTAGCGCCAACTCAAGTCGATACCAAAGTATAATATACATATATTGAAGTGGCTTCATTATTGACACTAATGATTTTCCACCATTATATATTACGCCGAAGTATGGCAATTTCTGCGAATTTGGATTTTCTCTAGATACATGTTGGTATTCTATCGGCTGCACTCCTACGTATAAATCAGCCCCAATTCTGTAGCCTTCCCATACCTCAATAACCCATTTCCATTCAATAGACTCTTCTGTTCCAATAACCAAATAGTTCTCAGAGACAACAGTTTCTACCAATTCTCCATTATCGTCTATATACTTAACGAAGCCTATTTTCTTATATGATTTCCATGTAGCATGCCATACGTTAACGACATTTGAGTCAAAATTGTCTTCATTTCTAGGATTTGATATCATAGTGTCCATGTGCACGTAATCAACCATTGAATTCTTCATAGGGCCGTATTTGCCTGATGTAGGTTTTTGTCCTGTAATATCCAATAGCTTGTCTAGGTCTTTTTCTGACATTTTATCGTACAATCTATCATATGCTTCTGTATAAGACATTCTCATTCGTCTGCAAGCCCAGTCTCCATCTTCAATGAATTCTAAGTCAGGTGCAGTGTCATGAGTGAAGTATAATGGATTTACTCGCTCCAATGTAGGATCCCCGTTTTGAATCCCTACATAAAATATCTCTTTAGAACCTTTTAGCAAGTCAGAGAATCCTTTATTAAATTCATGTCTCGTATTAAGCCTCTCCTTAAGATAACTCATTGCATGATATGCAGATGATTCTGCTACATCTTTATACTCTTTAGACATAAATGACGCAATCTTCTCAGGTGGCATAACCTCACCAGACTCAAGCTTAGCTTGAAATTCAGCAGCTTGTTCCTCTGACATTGATGCAGTTACAGATGCCATTACATATTCCATAAGCATTTGCTTCATAGAATCCTGCATATCTGATGCAGCTGATTGACTGGTCCTGGATATCTTATAATTGTCAGGCCTTTTAGTTTCCTCTCCAATTAAAAGGTCTATTTTTGGTTTTATTATATTGAAGTTCTGAGGTGAAGCAGGAAATCCATCTTCTTGATTAAATGGGTCTGTAACATACTTCAGGTCGTTTTTGTCAAAGATACTATTGTATAGATCGTAGTTCGATTTCATTTCATCGAATTCAGTCTTGTCTCCAAACATCTTCGAGTTCTGCTCTCCACTACTTATTATGTAGTCGACGCATAGTTCTCCCCATTCCTCATCCTTTTGCTTCATTGGAAGCTTCTGTATTGGGAATGCAGTTATTTGATTTTTCATAAGCGCTTAAAAATTTAATAATGATTTTCTATTGTCTCTACCTGTTTCGAACCATTTAGAGCCAAATAATGGGACTTCAAAAAGCCTCATACTTTTTTCTTCTTCTGCTTTCTTTTTTACATGCAGATTATGTAATTGTTCTCTATATATCATCAAGCATTGCAGTGCTCTAACTCGGTCAAAGTTTCCTTTGCTATTATATTGAATTAGTTCTTCCAATAATGGCTCAGACAATATTCTAGTTAAATTTTTGTATCCAGGAGCATATTCTTCGTTGAGCCAGTCCTTGATTAGTATCTCAGAGAAGTCTATTATACCCTTTGTCATGTGTATGCCTTTCCGCCTATTTACGGTGGATTTAGATATAATATCTGATATAATGTCAGGCTGGTCTGCTAAAAGATAGTCACAGTGCTTATTAGTAAAGTACGTATATAAGCCTTTTTTTTCATTCTCATATAGTAATCTAGCATTATAATACATCATTAGCTTACGCACATTCTCATAGTACTCATCAGCCGTATCAGGCCTACCTGTATATTCAGCCACTATAATGTCATAGTACTCTTCAAAGTTTTGGAATCTTTTATATACTATAGTAGCTCCAAGTGATGTTGAATTAGCAGCTTCGTTAAAGTCATAAGGGTCATTGCCTGCTATATATAATCCTGCTGGTGCATCTTTCACTGGGTGCTCCCATATAACTATAGATCCTTCTTTCTTATCGTCTTTACCTAATGGATATTTAGTAATATCTCCAGTCTTCTTTATAGTCCATTCAACCTGGCCATTTACCCAGTTTAAATCACCCACCTGTTTATGGTTTTGAAGCTTCTTGTTGACGCGTATAGCATTGAGCTGCGTCATTAGGTCTTTCTTCGGGAAGATGTTACCAGTGAGCTCTAAACAAGCCTCCTGGGGCGTCATTGGGTTCTCAGCTACATATCTATCTATTGCCCTTGAATCTGACGCTCCATCTATTACTTTCTTCCTCTCAGACATGGCAAAGTCAGTGGCTTTTTCCTTTAGACTATTGCCAAACTTATCCATGTACAGCTTATTGCCTTTTGCATCAAGCATAGACATATTAGCCCATACAGGTACAAAGAAAGCACATTTAGTACCTTCAGCTCCAGTATCCCATATATTAGGGAAAGTCTTTACGTTATAACCATCTGCATGGTAGAACATCTCCTTTAATCCATCAAACCTACTACCTTCATCTCCGCCTGTACCATACGCAATAAGCATAGCGTAAGCATATCCATCTTCTTCTACTGACGGTCTAGCTATTTGCCATGCTTGCAATATATCCTTGAAGGAACCAGCCTCCTCGAATAGTATTATCTTTCCACGTTTACCACGAATTTTATTTGGGTCATTCTTTAATGTAACCCCGATTATCTCAGATTTAAATCCAGCCTCAGTCTCGTTTCCAAACTCATCTTTGATTTTAAATCCAGACTTTCTATGCATTTTAGTTGTAACAAGCTTCTTTTTTGACCAAGCAGTATTGTTATCTATAAAGTCTATTAAGTCCCATGCTTTTGATAAAACACCATCCTTTATTAGATATTCAGCCTCTGAGGCTACGGCATATGATTTAGATTCAGGGATTAAAGCGTAGTTTCTAACGAGCATTGATGCGCCCTTGAATGAATATCCACTACCACGTTTCTTTAGAACAACCATATGTTTTCCATCATCTTCAGCATCTTGAACAGCTGTAAAGTAATGAGCATCGTAGTCATAGAAGTCAGGAAACTCCCTATTCTTCTCACGTCTAGTTTTTATATTTCCATTCCTATCTTTATACTGAATCTCTACAAGCCTTAATATAGGGCAGTAGTTTAAATAGAAATAGTTATACCCACTAATCCAATCTCCATTTGGAGCTGTATATCCGTCAAGACATCTAGACTCTTCTTTATCCCAGTATTCAGTATACTCGGTTGTCCCTTCTGGTGCAAAACAGTAAACCCCGTGCTTCTGGAAATGAAGCGCCGGGGCTTGAAAGTGTTCTACGTTCTTGTATTTCTTATTGAAATTTACCATTTAAAAGTTTTTCTCAACCAGTTTAGGAACTTAAATTTTTCTTTCTTAGTAGGAGTAATATCCTCAGATGTAAATACATCAAGGATGGCATTCTCTGGGATTGCCACATCTTCTACTGCAAGGACAACAATTTTAGGCTGCTCTTGTTTGTTCTTGTTATGTTTCTTACGTGGTTTATAGTTTTTCTTAACCACTGGTTTAACTTGTTCGTTAATTACTTCTACTGTAGGCATCACTTCATTAGTGGCTTCCACCTTGTTTGCTTTTGTGTTTTTCATAACATTAGTTTGTTTTACGTATAAAAACGTATATTATATTTAGTTGTTTATTTTGATTTATATTCCTTATATCAATATAGAAATATAACAGCCTGGATTATCTTTGTCTACCGTATACCACTTGTTATCTATCTTCATAGGAAATGGGAGTATACAGTCCATATTATCATCCTCGATTATGTCGAATGCCACCATTAAGTCGAATATTATTTGACATATATTATGGAAGTCAAACTTAGATTTTGTTTGGCGAACGAAGTGAACGCCAATTTTTATAGGCCCTCCCTCTAATCCTGTCTTCAATGACCCAGAGATTAAGTCCTTGAGGTCTTTTACCGGAAACATGCATGGCCGAGTCTTGTAGTAGGTTATCTCTTTCTTTGATACCGAGTAGTGTTGAATACCCATCTCCCTTAAGAATTTTCCCACTGTCTTCGAGTGGAAGATCCCCTTGCTTGTTGCTACCTTGCTGTTCTTGCTGCTTGGTATATTCCCTTTTATGAATACCATCTGTGTCAATTCTACCTGCGTTCCCCATCCTGTATCTACTATTTTAAATCCGCTTTCCATCTTTTATTTTTAATAAATAATTATTTAAATTAATGCTAAAGTCTATAGATCCATCAATATTGCTTTGTTTGTTGTTTATCATTATGAATTCATATAAGGATGATAATGGAGATTTAGATTTAAATGCGATTAGTTCACTGTCTTTATTTCTTGAGTAAATCTCATCTCCATCTATGATTGCAATCAGCAATTCTCTCAATGTTGGGGTGTAGTATTTATTTTCCATGTTATTTTATTTTTCTTTAAATTCAACTCGACAAACTTCATCTATTTTTTCTACAATCCAACCTACTAAATACGCATTTGCTTCAGAGCCGAAATCTATAGTATCCTCTCCTATGTAATTATATATCATATCTGCTGCATGACACGCCTCGTGTGCCATTTCACTTGGCTTTAGCTCAGCTCCAAGGTATATCATGACTCCAGAATTAGTTGTCTTTCTATTATATAGCAACTCAGAGCAATATGCGTATGTTTTCATTTTTGTATTAGGATTAACCTCTTCATGTAAGTAGTCTTCTCCATCTTTGATATACTCAAACTCTTCCGCTAGTTTTCTTTTATCTCCATTTACTACAATCCATATTCTTACTGGATATATGTTTGGGTGAAATGTATATATCTTCATATTATTTCCTAGGAATTTCATAATATCCAACCTTTCCTCCGCCTCTAACAGTAGATGTTTCTAATTCGTCTTTTCTAACCTGGTCTTCTAAGTTCTTAATAGATTTAATAGCCTTCTCTGCTTTAGACGCTAAATCTAGCAGCTCTTTCATATCTCTAAATGACATATCCTCGTTAGTTGATTTTCTAAGAGACTTTGTCATTAGCTCTATATTAAGCCTTAATCCTCTAAGCATCTGTAGCGATAATGTATCTGTAAATGCAACATACATTGCCTCTGCTTCAGAAAAACTATCTACCAGCACTGAGTCTCCAGCGAATAATCTATCTACTAGCTTCTTCTTTCTAATCTCAGTAGGCATTGATTTGACATATGGACTATCGTGATGATTGTTCAGTACTATATATTTTATTATATTAGTAGCTATTGACTTGTCATCAAACTTATTCCATATGTCTGTGAATGCTGGAATTGCTAAAGCATCTGCATGAACAACTACATTATCTCCACTTATATCAAAGTATTTCATTATTATTCAGGATTAGCTGCAGGAACATCTTTTTTAGGAGCTTCTGATTTATCTTCAAACTCAAATTCAATAGTAGGCTTCTTAATTATAATCATTCTACCTATAATATCCTCTTGTTTGAATAATGAAGGTATAGCGTCAGTATTTACCTTATATCGCACTACAAGCTCTTCTGTGCTTGAGCCTACGACTATTTGAGGGCCTCCTGCTTGATATAATGAATTCCCAACAGCTCGCTCAGGAGCCAATAGTATACCTATCTCGTCCTCATTCATCTCTATTGTTAATCCTGTTTTATATCCAAGTACTACTTTATTATCTGCTCCAGCTTCAACTGATACGTCTACTGCCTCAAAACTAATTATTCCGTTAGTCACGTCCGGAGTCTTCGCTAGGTTGTTTATTTTTGTTATTTTCATTGTTTCTTATTGTTCGTTGTTCATTACTTCTTTCTATAAGCCAGTTTACCTTATTGCCTATCGGCGCTCTCTTCCAGGCTTCTGATACATAAAATTCTAATCTAGTCTTACTCATAATTATTAAATATCACTATCATTGATGGAAATGGTGCACTTGTCTTGCTGCCAGAGAACTTTAATCTGCCTTTTATAAATTCATAAGATATGTTGTCTTTCTTATATATGTAGTCATGAAACCACCGCGTATCTACTCTAGCGGGGACTAGCATTACTACTAAGCAGTTTTTAGATTCAGCCGCCTTTCTAACCCAATCTGAGCAATTTGAATAAGGTGGATTACACCACACTATCTCATTACTCCAGTCTTTAGATAAGCCATCTTGCTTCTCATTATAGTATCTCTTAACCTTATAATTACTAGTATCAGCACATACATCCACTGTAAATTTATACTTATTATCTAAGTCTTTGAATAGGTCTATTGGCGTTGACCAATTTCCAGTTCCACTGCTAAACATTATGTCTTTGTTCACTTTTACTAATTTTAAATAATCTTTTTTCTAATTCTACAGTCTTTCTGTATTTCTCAAGCTTCTTTCCAATCTGAGTTCTTTTTATTCTAAACTTCCCAAAGAAATGAATCATTACTATATCTTCATTAACTGGGTCCATTATTCGTCTTCTTAAGAACATGAATGGGAATTGACATATTATAGAAATAATCTTCTTATCTACTT